GTGCTTAAACGCTCAGAAGCAAAAGAAATCATCGATGACTTGATCGTAGATCCTGAAACTGGCGAGTTCTTGCTGGATTACGTAGACCAACAGGCGTTAAGTCCGAATATGCTGATTGATCTTATTCGCCAGATTCAATCGTTCGGTGGTCGTTATGACTTAGGCTATCTGCTGAACGTCATGAACGTGCCTCGTCCAGTGTGGGTGAACGTAGAATGGGGCATTGCGTTTGATCCGGAGAATCCTTTACCAAAAGGCTGGAGCTACACGATGGATCGTCGTGACGCCAAAAATGCGATCCTGTACTTTGTTACGGAAACAGGCAGCTGTATTCGGGAACTGGACGTTGAGTACGGGTTACCTGAAGTAGGGCGTGGCGGTGAGTACAGCACGATCCGTACGTCTAACGCTGCGAATCTTCCGTCGAAGGTGAAGTACTACATTCACGTCAAGACGTTAGGTGTGGGTGTGCTCAGTGACTACAGACCACCGGTTGAAGTCCAGGTACTTTACCCAGAGAAGGAAACGGAGTCGGCGGATGAGTGAAGTGGACTTCAACCGGCTTCTCAAACGTTGGGTGGTGCAAATCAGCTCAACACGGGAAGACAAGAGTGGTGTGAAGGAGTGTGATATCGGCGGTGGGTCATTCGCTACCGAGAAAGGTGACCGTCTGGTGTCAGGTATTACCAAAAGCGGTCTACTACAAATCGCTACGGACCACCCACTCACAGCAAAAGTATTGATGGGTAATAGTGCAAAACTTGACACGACTCGTTGTACCACCGCGGCGGATATTCTGGACATGGATGACTTTACAGACACTCACTCGTCGGTGTATGTGTCAGCTACCGCTGCTCGGATTAAAGTTCCAGCTCAGGGTAAACCGCCGATAGAATTTAGGGCTCCACAGAGCATCGATCCGGTCTCTTTCGGAACGCTTGTGTGGCCGCAGCGTGGCGTTAATGGTCGGTAAACAAAAGCAAAGGACCTTCGGGTCCTTTCTTTTTTGTCCAATCCTGTGTTTAGGATCAGGAGAGCTATGATGAAGGTAGACCGTTATTTAACACTGTTGGGAGACGAATACCTTCGCTCCGCGCTCCCAGAAGGAGCGATGTTAGTCGAAGAGATTAACAAACACACCACACTCAAACATTCGTATAAAGAGCTCACTGGAAACCAAGCCAGAGACTTAATCGAAACGCTCGAAAGTTACCACCAGAAAAAGATACTTGCGTGGGAACTTAACGACGGTTTGGAATCAGAACGTCAGCGTAAAGAAGCAAGAACACAACTCGAACGGTCTAGATCGGGAAAGATCTTAAAACCGTTAGTCGCGATAGGGATGTGTTTCTTAGTCACCGTGCTGACACTCGCGTACACCGGGATGATTCTCTGGGTGAGTTATCACACAAAGACCTTACCGGATTGGGAACAAATGGTATTACCGTATATCGTTCCAGGGTTTGTGATGTGGAAGTACTTTGGGATTATCAACGACGAAACTAAAGCGTTGATGCAAGCGGTGGTCGAGTCCACACCTGCGGGTTCACTCGTGAGCAAACTAGCCGACTTACGACACTCCAAAGGAAGAGCCAAACCTACCACTGACGACGAGTACAATCTACGCCCACCTCCACCTCCGTCGGATGGTTAGAAAACATAGCACAGGGAGCTACGTAGCTCCCTTTATGCCGTTTCGAATTTTTTATAGGTATTTAATATCACGGTGAAGCGCGATAGACATCGCGTCAATCAGGAGGATTTAAAGATGTTAAATTACAAAAATTTTGATCACGTCAGGATGGTGGTGGTATTTAGTGCGATATTTGCTATGGCGCAATGGGTGTTCCCAGAACTCCAAGGCTGGGCGTTAGTTGCATTGGTGCTTGCAGGACACCACACGGTGATAGGATGGTGTTTAGGTCGTTATATCACGTCGAAGGATACGGTGGTGATGTTGGCGTGCTCGCATACGGCTGTGTGCGCTTCTGTATTTCTCTTATATGCAGAAACTCCCTGGGCGTGGTTCACAAACATCGTGGGGTTTATTGTTGTGTCAGAAGTTCTTACCTATGTTACTCACGCGGTTAGTTTCATACCCAAAAGGTTTGAGAATGAACAGCGCTAGTTTAGCAGCGAGGATCTCCCAAGACCTCGCGTATCGAAAATTCGTGGTGGAGTCCAGTCAAATGGATTCCACTCTCAAAAAGAAAGAGTTAGCTGCGCTGCAACGCGATTTAGCGCTCTTAAAACAACTCAGGGAGAAACACAAATGAGTTTATTTCTAACTGCCTTCACGTGGGTTGCTGCGTGGGTGTCGTACTACCTCGAATACTCAGGGTTTAATCCCATTGAGTGGTTTTGTGTGATAACACCACTCGTGGTTTTAGGGATAGCCTACATCGCACTGCCTGATAAACCGGGAGCAACCAACCACTTGGTTGCAAGGGTGTTCATTTTAACTTTGTTAGCCAATGGGATAGGGGTTGCGATATTTTCAGTAATCGTCGCTTTGCCTTACTCGAGTTTCCAAGCATTAGTTTTATTACTCTGCGTGTTGGTACGTGGAGTGACGTTTTACGCTCGTGAGCGCAGACGTGCGCAACAAGAAATCCGCTGGTAGGTGTACACCTACCTGCACACAACGACAGCACCTGACGACAAGGGAGTAGGATTCGGTACCCCACTCCCTTAAAGGTGTTTATTAAAAAACTCTAAACAAAAGAGAGCCCACTCATGGAAAATACCAATACAAAGAAAGCCACCAAAGACATCGCACAGTTCGACGGATTCAGAATCAACACCACGTTCAACGGTGGTGTGATTGGTCATTGTGTAGTTCCTCAGTTAGGGAACGTTACCACATTGATGAAAGAGCACTACCCTATCACGTGGTGGGACGGTGTGATGAACCTGAAAGCATTCATGGAGTTGTTCCAAGGAGACCCTGAGGTTAAAAGTGAATGCGACCGTTTGATCAGACAGATGTCTTTGATGACTTCCACGGAAGCCTTAGCCTCCGAACACAAACTAAAAGCGACAGAGTTCGGTCTACGTTGGGAAGACACCCGCGGTGTGTGGGGTGTGAGTTTCAACGCACAAGCGAGGGTCGAAGTCACGGAAACGTCGATTCCGTATACGTTTACAACGCGTGTGTTTTCAGGACAGCGTAACAAGCGTGCGGTGGTGTTACACGGTACAGGTGATGCGGTCAGTAATGCGTTAGTGCGTAGTGCAGCGATTTACATTGCAGGTGAGCGTGAGTTGGGTGAGCACGGTTTAGAGTTGCTGTGTGTGTATCTGACCATCCAAGCGTTAGAAGTCTTCCGTCACTGGCAAGACGGTCGGATGAAAAACACCCGACGCATTAACGTATTGGGGTTAGAAATTGAGTTCGTCGTGGAGTTTGCTGAACCGGTGCGGTTTGCTGGTCGTGTGTCAGAAGAAGCTGTCGTCGCTTCTACGGTAAAAGAGGAGACTCCGGTGGAAGTCACTCTGGACCCGAATGACCCATGGGCACGTGCGCGTGCCGGGCTAAAATCTCCTCGTCCTCCTAAACAGAAACAGAAAGCTCCAGTGGAAGTAAAACAGGAAGAACTGAAACCTGCGCGTAAACCTACCCCACCGAAAGCTCCAGTGAACTCTGTGATGGCTGATGCATTAAAAGCAGCTATCCCGGAGCTTAACAAAGACCCAGTGAGTACAGCACCAGAAACCACTGTAGTTCCAGTCAGCGCTGAGCCTATCGCCAAACCTAAACGTGAGAAACGCCGTAAGCCTGAGGTTGAAACCCAACCAGAACCTGAAGTGGGTACAGACTCCGGTCCTACCGATTTAGACGCGGCGTTGGTTGACTCACTGAAAGTGGCGTGCGGTACAGCAGAGCCAGTGGAGACTTCCGAACCTATGGAGTCCGCCGGTGATGAAACCTACGCGTTAGAAGCGTAATACGGAAAAGGGACTTCGGTCCCTTTTCTTTTTGCCCCAAAGGAGGGAGTATGTCACAAAACACTTTAATCACCAGACGTTGGAAAGTTGACGTCAGTTTACCGGAAATACCCAATTCGGTACGAGCATACGTAGGTTTTGGTCAAGAACTCGATTCGCTCCAGTTCACAAAAACGGTGGCTGGTCGCAATGAGTTACTGAAACTACGTAGTGTAGTAAAAGATATCACCCACAGTGACGGTGAGACGTTGACAGCGATTGAGAATCTGCTGGATGATATCGACTACGCGGTACAGCCGATTAAAACAGAGCGGACTGGGCATCGCCTCATTTGGAATAACGAAGAGTACTACACCAAGCTAAGTAACTTAAAGCCTTATTATTGGGATTCTGAGTTACAGGTTGTGTTGATACTCAAGTCAGCGACGTCTGAAGTTCGTTACACACGAGACTTAGGTGCGCTGAATGAGAGTATTACCGCGGGTGTGTTAGGTTGGTTTCCAGAGTGGATGATTTGGGAAGCGTTACTCAGTCGTTTGGAGAGAATTGAAATAGGTTCTGAACCTATCGTCGACCAACTGTTATTAAAACAAGGGCTACATGAGTTACATTACTCATTAGCCGTGAAATGGGAGTCTGGACAATGAGACATTTAGTCGCACACATTTTCGAAAGGTGGTGTGAGTATTACGGGTTAGTCCACCGGAAGAACATTCCGTTTAATTCTAACCACCCACACGAAGCGGTGTTGTTAGAAAAGATGAACTCTGGCGATTGTGGTGTGACCGCATTTGCTGTCGGGGCGGTGTTGAAAACACTTCACGGGTTAACTCCAACTTTCTGCGACAACGGCGAGCATGCGTACTTCTTCCTGAACGTCTCTGGTATGTATTTGTACTTCGATGCGTACAACCCAGCAGGTACAGACTGCATCGAAGAAATTCGTGGGTGTAACCCGAACGATTTATCGAATGTGACTTCTGGTGACTTTAAATGGTTGCAGGAAACCTTCATGCCCTCAGATAGTTTAGGATGGGAATACATTCGTGTGTTTTATGGGTTGATGACAAACCGCGACTTTGATACGGACTACCCGTACCACAGAGCAGCGATTCAGTTTGACTATTACGACGTGTACGTCCATAAGTGAGGTTTTAAATGGGTACTGATATACACGGTACGTTTCAGAAGAAAATACAGGTCGGCGAACAAACGCGGTGGGTGGATGTATCACACAACTGGACCTTTGGCCGCAACTACGTTTTGTTTGCGGCCTTGGTAGGCGCGCCAACCGTCCACTTAACCTATCTGCAAAGTCACGGCGTGGACACTTCTGTGGTGAGGATAAATGGACTACCCGACGACCTACAACTTGTAAACGGCGACCATATACAGTTAACTAACCCTATTGAAACTGTGTTTATGGGTAAGACAAGAACTCAAAGTGGTCTGTTGTTCATTGGTGACCACACCCACAGTTGGCTCTATGGTGAACTGCTGATTCAGTGGTACCATCGGAACATCGATGCTCTGAATAACTTGGGGGTTCTGAAAACCCCGATTGTATCATTGGTCGATGAAGTAAAACGGCTCACCGAAGAATACGGACAGATCCGTATGGTCTTTGGGTTTTCTGTTTAAAACAACAACGCAATCAACCAAAAGGAGACTTTAATGTCTACACCAACAACCACACAAGCACTTTTACCAACATTTCACTACATCTGGCAAGCCAGCGTTAATGTGGACACGGGCGATGTCGGTATTCACACTCCAGCGGGTTGGGCACATCAACTGAGTTTCCAGACGGAGTATCCGGACTTTGGTTTACTGATGCGTGACTTACCAAAAGCGTTTGACGCACTGGTGCCGTATAAAAACATCGGCGGGTACGAACCACAACTGGACTTCTACAAAACGCGGATAGCTGAACACTTTGAAATCTTAAAAGCGTTAGCTACCGATGCTGTGGATTTCAGTGACATCGGTTACTTCTACGCCCACAGCGAGTGGAACCGACTGAACTTAAATGAAATCGCCCCTGGTTTCACCATTGAGATTGGTTTGGCTCCCGATGGTAAAACGAAGTACACCGACAAACCTACCAACAGCGACAGATTTGAATTGTCGATGGTTGTGAACAGGAAGCGTACTGTGTCCGTGTTACCGAACAGTAACTTAGACCCAGACGATTTACTGACAGCCGTTGAATACGTATTAACCTACGTACCAAACTTCGTAAAAACTGGCGCTGTACGTTTCTGGTTGTTGTACCGTCTAGTCAGTCTGATACAAAACTCAGACCTGTCGACTTTAGGCGCTGAAGGAAACCGCATCAACCTGAAGTTAGCAGACTACGAATTTGACTTTATCTTATCCAAGGTAGACCAAAGCGTAGGCGCGTAAACTAACCCGCATAGAGGAGTCCCACAACGGGACTCCTCTATATGTTGCTTCATTTCTTTTTTGCTTTAAAAGGTATACCCGTTTTCTTTGTAAAACTCAGCGTTCTTTGAGTTATACTCGTTTACTTGGTCGTACTGGAGTTGGATGTATCGTTGGCAGGAACCAAGGGTGACTGCGGTTCTATCAGCGTCGCTGGTGAGACGGATAAGAGCTGTAGCAGTCTCTTCGTGAAGTTCGGCTCGACGTTCTGCATGAGTTCCGATGGCGGAGGCTGCAAGATTAGCGGTGGCGGCACTGGCCTCTGCGTCACGGAGGCGGACTGACAACCTAAGTTTATCATTGCGAAGCTGATCCACAAGCTCAGTTTCAGTTTTGTCCACATACTTAATTACCTCTCTGTATTCAATACGTACGGTTTCAGTTTTGTTCGCGTACTTTTTTTGTAACTCATCTCGCTGCTCACGGAGGGTTTCCGTATCTTTTTGATACTTTTCCAGAGCTACGACTTTACGTTCCGCCTGTGCGGTTTGTTCTGCTTTCTTCCCGAGGTAATACCCACCCCCTACAAGGAACACCACACACAGAACAAACAACACCACCTGTCGGATGGTTTTCCATCCTTCGGGTGAGATCGGTATACTAAATAAATTAAACATAGAGTTAGGTCTCCGTTGAGGACTTAGAGAACACCAAGAAATGCGCACCAGCGTATTTCGCAGGTTTGTTTGGATCTGGAAACTCTCCTACGACTTCTGGAGTTTCTACCCAATCCGTAGAATGGAAAATGTTGGTACGATCCATGTAGTCGTTGGTTTGCAAACTCCACACGCCAGCGAACTTACTGTGTTTGTAATCGATGAGTCTGCCTTCACTACCAAGTAATGGTAAACCGATTTTCTCGTAGCTGTAGTAAAGTCCAGGTAACTTCGACTGCTCCACGGGGTGTCTGGTAATGAAGAGTTCTTCTTCCAGGTCTAAGTAGATCACAAACGTCTGAGACAAGTCAAACAGTTTACGGATAGTTTCATCGGCAAAGACTTGCTCTTTCGATGCGTACTCCCCTAAGTGTTCTATTTCCCAGTCCATGTCCGTTAACCGTTGGAGGATAAAGAATCGCTCTAGCCAGTTAAACCGTTTGAAGTCAATCTTGTAGGTCTGGTCCCCTACCAGAAAGTTGTGTTGATCGGGTACGACTAAAAACCCTCCTATAGAAAGGAGGACTTTTCGTCCGTTGATCGGTTCCGGTAAACTCACGTACAGCACGTCAGACAAAGGCTGTGTGTCTTTTTGTTTGTAGACGTCGTGTCGAGTCAGGTTCACACACGAGAGCGTAGACACCCGTTGGAAGTCAATGATCCCCATTTGGTTATCATTCTTCTTGCGTAAGGTTCTTGCTGCATCGTAGACTGTAAGACCATGCACTGCTCCTTCTGTAAAGTGCAGTAAACCTCCTGCGGTGAATAAACAGTTTTGCTGGATAGCAAAGTAATCCACGGAAGGTTTCGTGAGTAACACGTCAATCTGTTGGTCATACGAGAGTTCGTAGTCGATATGAAACGCTCGGTTCACTGGCGTTTGTTTAAACGTAGCGTAGTGGACGTTGTAGTACTGCGCTCTATGCCACGTAAACGTCAAAGGGTTGGTGGTGGTCGGTAACACCAAGTTTCCATTCTGGACTAAGAACTGGTTGAGTGTGTACTCTGAGGTTCTCCAGATTTCTGGTAAGTCGTACAGGTTTAAGGTCTCCTCACGACTGAAGACGTCATTGTTTAAGAGGACGTACCCCCGTGGATACCTGAAAAAGATTTGGTTCAATTGCAGGTGTTGGATGTCGGTCTGACGGTACTGTCCGTCGTAAACGGACGTCTGTACAAAGGCGGTAATATAGCTATACACTGGGGCTACTCCATGGTAAAGACCGAGGTAATTCTATGTTAACCCACGGTACATCGAAGAGAGATCATTCATATGTTACAACTGAGCTATACCTTTCCCCTTGATCCGGGAGGAGAGGCCGTCTCGAATAAAATCGAGAGGGAAGTGCATGAGATCACTGCCGATCCTGGCCGTGTGTACAATTTTATTATCCCACGCTGCGCTCCTTACTTTGGAGAGAGCGTTTTAGTCAAAGACGTCACAAGCGGACTGTACTTAACGAAGAATATCGACTTTGTGCTCACACATGCGTTCGAAGCACAGAGTAACACCGAACCGTTTAAGCCGGTGTATGGTAGTTTACTGTTAACGAACACGGCGTTCACAGGTCGATTAGAACTCACGTACCAAACGCTAGGTGGTCCTTACACCTTAAACGAAATCGAGTTACTCAACACGTTAGCGAATGTGTTAGTAGACCCCCGTACCACCACGTGGGAAAGCGTAGCGGCCAAACCGTACGTGTATGACCCATTGCTCCACACTCACCACTCCAGTGACTTAGTGGGGATGAATGAAGTCGTAGACGCGATACGTGAGATCGCGCAGAACATCACGAGCAACAGCGCAGCGATTACGCAGGCTATACTGGTGCACAGAAATGACCCAGATGCCCACGCACAGTACGTGAAACAATCGGAGCTCACAGGACAGTTCCAAGCCCAGCTCTCTGGTGCGAGTACTGGGTTTGCAGGTGGGACGGATAACGTGTTGGAACTCAACCAACCGGGGACGTACACCCTTACTAACTACGCAGAAGGGTTGTTGATCAGTTTCGTAGCGACATACACCAACACAGGTCCAGTCACTGCAAAGATTGGTGCGTTATCTGCACTGACGGTGTATAAAGACAACACACGTCCTTTAGCGCCAGGTGATATCAAAGCGGGTTGTAGTTACCAGTTGGTACATCGTAGTGCTCAGTGGTTCTTGTTAAACCCAAGTACACGGCATCAAAGTCGGTACGTGAGGATCGTCGCTACCGCTGGTCAAACAGAGTATCGGTTTAAGTACGTACCGGGTACTGTGACGGTGAAGAAAGACGGCTTAGCTGTCAATGTCGCTAACTACACGCAAACCAGCGGAAACGTGGTGGTATTAAACGCTGGGGTAGTAGTGAACACGTTGATGGAATTCACGTTCGAGCAGGAGAGTGGGAAATGGGTCATGCCGCTGAATAACTCTTACCTTGCCAGTGGAATTCAATTGTATCCAGACAACGCGTTAGGTCCGTGTACCTACTTTTTGCCGTTTAATCCAAGTGATGGTGAAGCGGTGGAATGGGTCGCGAGCGACACTGATTTCGAAACAAACCCAATGACGTTCAATGGGAATGGTAAAAACATAATGACAGATGGCACGTTAGTCGTGAATGAGTCTCGTGTGGGGGGTCGGTTGATCTACTCTACGGCTCTGAATAAATGGCGTCTGTTTGCAACCACCACAGCTGGTGTGTGAGGAGTTTTATAAATGGCTGATTTTAGTCAATTTTTTCCCAACAGCAGCGCCGCTGGCGCTGAAGTCGGTGAGTTGATAAGGATGTATCGAGGTACCACCGATGTGCGTTACGAAACTGGTGGTAGAGTCTACCTACAAGTAGGGTTCCTCGAGAGAGACCAGAACTACTACGATACAACTTACTGGACGCCCGGTAAACTTTGGATACCACTCAATGTTTTATTACGCGACGCCAAGAACACCGTTGCGGCATTTCATGCTCTGGGGCCTTCTAACAGGTTGAGTTTAATCCACACCGGCAGTAATGCCGCGGATTGTGCGGCATGGTATTCCGATGACGGAGGGTTGACGTGGGTGCGTTGTACTGTTAGTCCTACGATCACCCAAAACCAGAGAGTGATCGGGAATGCGTACGTCCCAGGAATTTCTCGGTATTTCGCTGTTGATTCTGAGTCGAGAATACACACGTCGACCGACGCGATAACGTGGAGTACCGCTAATGGAGGATCGGCGATCGCTTTTGCCGCCGGCACGGCAGTGCGCACGACGAGCGATTCTTCCCGAATGTACGCTCACTCGAACACAAAATCTAGCGACACAGCTTACATCGCACTGATTTCAACCACCGGAGCCCCAACAATCGCGAGCTACACAGCCACAGAACCAAATTTAATCGATTTGATACACGACGGCACAAACGTAGTTGCGTTGTGGTCGAACGGCTCTTATATTTTTCGAGCCTATCGCTCCGCTACCGGCGCGACTGGGACTTGGTCTGCTGGGATATCGATGGACGTGTCGACGGATGGTCCGGCTCCAGCTGTTTTTGGAACTAACGCGACCATCGGGTTCTTTTTCTTGGGCCCAGCATCTCATAAACTCTGTGTTCCTTTTTACGACCCAGTACGTTTACGTTCTGGTTTTTATTACAGCAACGACAGCGGTGTTTCTTGGTCGCGTGTTGATGTGGTATCACCCAATGGTTTTGCGTTGTATACCTCCTTTTATGCGGACGGGTACTGGTACGCTTACGAGCATCCGAGTACTAACCCACTCGCTCAGGTGTGGAGAACAGCGGATCTGATTACGTGGGAGATGACAACCATTCGTCCGTACGGAGTGAAAAGTGCTGCCAATGTTTTCATACAGGGAAAGAGAGGAGCCATGTCGCTACCCAATCAAACACTCACATCCGTGACTAGCGGGGGTGGTGTGATAAGTATTCCGGCTGCTGGTTCAGTGTACGATAGTGTATCGGGTCAGTACGATTACGTTAGAATAAAATGAGGAACGATCGATGACGAATAGCATCATAGACGCGCGCGAACAACCTACAATCGCGGTCGATCTCAGACTCGACGTGATCTTACCCAATAAAAACGTAACTGTGGCGGGAGTTGAGGCACTGCCGTATCCCAACGGCTTTTACTACTGCTCTCCGGCAGATACGTTATCTGTATCTGCCGGCTTAAAAGCTCAAGACGGCACGCCGTTACTGGAGATCAGCTACGTGTGGCCGGAAGGACATCCGTTGGAAGGACAACCCATGGTTTTAAAATTACCGTTCGTGAGACACGCTGCTGGCCGTGCGACGACAGACGAAGTATACCTCAACGCCACTATTGTAGACGGCGAGTTAACTATTTGGGGTAAAATACCTGACGTTGGCGGAGACTGGAAAATTCTGATTGACCGTTGTAACGTGGCGTTGAAGGCCATCGGAGCTCCGTTTAAAGTAGTGTCTGCCGACATCACGTTTTTAGCATGAGTACGCTACGTCCACCCCGTAAAAGGAGAAAAGTCATGGAATGTGAACTGAAGATCATTTTTGGTTCAAGTACAAAGATAGGCGGTAAAGCCATTCGTGGATGGACGTGGTCAAAGTGGAGTCACTGCGGGTTGTTGTTTGACCACCCGCATTACCTCAGTCAACCGAAAGTCTATGAAGCTGTTGCGTTTAAAGGAGTGATCACGACTTCTTTAAACGACTTTATAGACCGTTACAAATCTGTTGCTGTGGTATCGGTTACTGTAGATGCTGCCACTTACCTCAACGCCAAAGCAATCGCCGAGGCAGAGCTTGGAAAACACTACGACTACTTAGCCATCTTTGGGATCGTCTTCCAACGGGATTGGCATAACCCCAATCGGTGGATCTGTAGTGAGTACGTACCTTTTGTATTCGAGGAAGCAGGTATCCCACTGATCCGTACCGATGAGTCCTTAAACCGAATCGTTCCACAGGACTTATGGTTGTTAAACTTACCGACCGTCCATCTTAAGTAAACCCTGGAGTCAGAGATGTCATATCCGTCAATTGCTAAGTACCCGTTGGATTTGACGGGTACTGCACTTACTAACCGTATTACAGGGGAGCTGAAAACGATTCCACTCAACCGGAATCGTGCGTTTGCGTTATACGAAGGACCGTTTTACGGAGAGAGTTTAGTCCTCACTCGTTTGCCTGGCGGAGAAACACTGACTCAAGGCACCGACTACCAGTTACTGTATCTGTACTCCGATGCAACGATCCGTTCCAGTAAACCTGTGTACGCGATCGTGAACATTATCAACCCAGCGATTGAAGGAGCACTCTCCTGTGACTACCAAGTCATCGGTGGGACGTACTCCAGTAACTTTGCAGCAATCCAGTTGATCCTTGATGCGCTGAACTTAGACGACCGTCCTGTCCAGTGGCAGAACATCGTCGGTTTACCTGTCCAGTTTCCACCGTCTCCTCACCTACACCACGCGAGTGAACTCTACGGAATGGAGCACGTTGTTAATGCGCTGACAGAAATCCTCAACGCTATGGGGCAAGGAAACGAAGCTCAGATCACAGAAATCCTCACACGGCTAGGTAACGTAGAGAATGCGTACAACAGTATTCTTCCTAACGTCAATAAAAGTGTAGGGTTTGCTTTTGGTACGTTTCTCTCTGTAGACTCTACGGTACAAGTCTCAAAGCACTACCACGTCGGAGATGGTCTGGTTGCAACACTTCCAGCGATTGGCTCAGTAGCGCTTGGAGACAAAATCGTTTTCAGTCAAACCCCAGGACACACGTGGACGTTACAAACCCCAGGAGGAGCAGAGCTGCTCGAATGGTGGGGTGTAACCGATACCTCTGCCCTTTGTAACCTAGATCGCTCGTTCTTTGTGATGAAAACTGCTGCAGATCGATGGAGTATTTTAGAATGATTAATCTAGCTCAACGAAAAGCATCGGTCTCCGGAACGAACACGATCTTGTTAGGCGATACCATTGACGTTCCTACACTGACGCTCTCTCGTGTGTCAGGAGTGGCACGGTACGTGGTGGATACCAGAGACACCTCGGTCACCGTGACGTTAGATCACGCAACGTATGCAATCAAAGATCAAGTCACTTTACAAAAAGCATTCTCCGTAGGACGAGTCGACTACCGTATTCCAGGAGCAGACCTGCTGATGCCTGATGGAACCGTAGACAACGCCCCTTACGTAGAAAACACGCCGGCTGAAATCACACTGGTTAAGTTGAGTGCCACACAGTGGGTGATTCAACTGTAAAACACCAAAGCAGTGGGCGGAGTGGGTCATACCACTCCGCCTTTTATTCACGTCTTTTTTTGAGGACCGGAGTGAGCAATGAGTACACCGGCGTTAAACAAGTACCCATTAGACCTGACTGCTGAGGCGTTAAGCAATCGCATTACAGGTGAACAATGGACCATCCCCCAGTACGTGCAAAGGACGATCGTCCCACGTGAAGGCGTGTTCTACGGACACGGTTTTGAATTACGGCAAGTGGGAAACCCCACTCCTTTAGAAAGAAACAAAGACTATCGATTCTTGGAGCTGAACTCTGAGATCACAGTACGCTCAGGGCATGCTGCTTTCTTTATCATCCAGCTTTTAAATCCTGACGTCTACGGCGACGTTGAACTTGACTACCAAGTGCCTGGTGGGTCGTATGTCACCTACCCCGACACCGTTGCAGCGTACCTACAGTTATTAAACTTAGACGACCGTCCTGTGGCGTGGGTGGACTTAGTCGGTGCGCCAGTGCAGTTTCCTCCAGCACCACACCTACACCACGCGAGTGAGCTGTATGGCATGGAAGACGTCAGAGACGCACTACTGGATATCGCAGAGAAAATAGAGATCTCTGCTGCATTGCAAGCGCAAGTGGCGTACCTGACAGAAGAAGTCAATCGACTCACTGAGAACGCAAAAGTGGTTCTCGTCTCCACCGATGTGTTTTCTGCACTCCCTGGACGGAACTACATGGTGACAGCAAACAACGTCAACGTGTTCTTGCCTTTGCTAAATACCGTCCCTATCGGCAGTATCGTTACAGTAGACACAGCGGATGATACCTTTACTGCGGTGATCACAGTAAACGACGTAGCGAACGAACTGATCTTGTTTAACAACCAAACTGCACCGTCTGTCAACTACAGCAACGTAATGACCATTCGGTTTATAAAAATAAATGACACTACATGGAGAGCTCGGTTATGACGTCGATTAATATAACCGCGAATTTACCAGGGTACTTAAACGACATCGTCGAGGTCGCTACGTTTGCCGACTTACCCGTCACGGGCAGTACGCAATACACCTACAAAACCATAGATACCGGACGGTTGTATAACTACGTCCCAGGAGTAGGGTATGAAGACTCTGCGGATGTCGTCAGTAGTGACGCTGTACCAGAAGGGGCGACTAACCTCTACTTCACGCAAGCGAGAGTGCGTGACACGGTACTGGTTGGTTTTACCCCAGGTACCGTAGCCGCTATTGCAGCCACCGATAGTGTTTTTGAGGCGTTTCGTAAACTACAAGCTCAGCTGAATAGCCACTTTGGTGCAGGAGGTAGCGCCCACGCGTTAGCTTCCGGTGCTCAAGCGGGTTTTATGTCGACGTCACACTACGTGAAATTAGACGGCATAGCCGCCGAAGCGACGAAAAACCAAACGGATGCGTTTTTATTGTCCCGTACCAACCACACCGGTGAACAACCTATCTCTACAGTGACGGGTTTGCAAGCAGCTCTGGATTCTAAAGAACCTAATTTAGGGTTCATTCCAGTACAGCAAGGTACTGGTGCAGGACAGAGTCCGGCGATTGCAGTGAAGATTGGGTGGAATCCGACCAGTGCGCGTTTAGAACTTGCAACCAACTCTACAGAGTACGGTTCCGTATGGCCTATGTCTGTGTCGGGTAACGCACTTACAGCCACCCGCTTAGAAACCGCACGGACGTTATCCGTGGGTGGTGACGCCACCGGTGGAATCTCTTTCAATGGTACGACAAACGTCACGATTCCTGTCACGTTAGTGAACACTGGCGTAGTCACTGGGACGTACACGAAAGTCACAGTAGACGCGAAAGGTCGTGTGACTACTGCCACGACGTTAAGTGCGACGGACATCCCTAACCTAGACTGGAGTAAAATTACTACAGGTAAACCTACGACGCGTGACGGGTACGGAATTACCGACGTGCCTAAGAACGACGGTACGAGTGCTACCGGTACGTGGGCGATTAGTATCTCTGGTAGTGCAGCAACACTGACTACAGCCCGGACCATCTCTATTACTGGTGATGGCACAGCCTCTGGAAGTTTCAACGGTTCTGCCAACTTAGGGTTAGCGTTCACTTTGGCTAATTCTGGCGCTACCGCAGGGAGTTACGGCACCAGCATTGCTGTTCCTACAGTGACTGTTGATGCGAAAGGTAGAATCACCGCTGTTTCTAACACGACAATCCGTAGCGCGACGACGAGTCAAACGGGTGTGGTGCAATTAAACAACACCGTGACCTCTACCAGTACCACTGAGGCAGCAACTACCAACGCAGTGAAAGTGACTTACGACTACGCTGCGACGATGATTCCTCTCGCACAACGTGGGGTAGCAAACGGCGTAGCCACGTTGGATGCCCAGGGGTTGGTGCCGTCGTCTCAATTGCCGAGTTACGTGGATGACATTCTTGAGTATCCGAACTTAGCCGCATTTCCAGCTACAGGTGAGACTGGAAAGATCTACGTCGCTTTGGATGACAACCGGCAGTATCGTTGGTCAGGTAGTGTGTATATCTGGATCAATGAAAACTCAGGTACAGCCGATGCCGCTGTCAAGTTACAAACCGCACGGACGATCAACGGGACGTCGTTTGATGGTACAGCGAATATCACCACACTGACGTGGGGTACCGCAAGAAACATCACCATTGGTTTACTAACCAGATCAGTCAACGGTTCTGCGGATGTGGAGTTTACTTTAGCAGATATCGGAGCTTTTCCTAAAGCCGGCGGGACAATCGACGGAAATGTCGACGTGGGTGCAACGAACCGTGCAGCAAATACGGTCGTACGCGCTTTAGCGGGCGATGCACATCGAGCTGGCTTTGAGGCCCACGGGGACGTCCAGGGAACTGGATATGTCTACGTCGGGCAATCGACCACGTTCGGTGGTGGTATGTTCTACAACGGTGACGCTTCTCCAGCGTTCGCGACGGGGGAAGCTGCCGATCGGGTGAGTTTCTTCCGTAGAGCCGATGGAGTCGCACACGTTGTGTTTTCGTACTTCGTTACTGGACCAGATGTGCTGTTTGTGGGGAATATTACAGCACCTACCTTTATAGGTGCGCTGACTGGTAATGCATCCACAGCGACTAAACTCGCGACTGCGCGTACGTTGAGTATTACAGGCGATGCGACGTGGTCCACGACGTACGACGGTTCTGCGAACTCCACAGGAGCACTTACACTCAGTAACTCTGGTGTGGTTGCAGGCACCTATCCGAAGGTCACCGTAGATGCGAAAGGACGAGTCACCAACGGGTCGTCTTTAGTAGCAGCGGATATTCCTAGTTTAGATTGGTCGAAGATTACCACAGGTAAACCATCGACACTTGCTGGATACGGAATTTCTGATGGTGCGTTACTGGATGGGAGCAACGCTGTAGGAACCTGGGGTATCTCTGTTACAGGGAATGCTGGGACTGCAACGACGTTACAGACTTCAAGAACGATCTCCACGACCGGTGACGGTACGTGGACTGTGGACTTTAACGGCTCTGCAAACGTCAGTGCGGCGTTTACGTTAGCGAACAGTGGCGTGACGGCGGGTACGTTTGGTAACAACGTAACTATACCTACTGTCACCGTAGATGCCAAAGGGCGGGTGACATCCATCGCTCACAACTCAGTCCGTCTTGGAACTACATCGCAAACGGGTTTAGTACAACTCAATGACAACTTAACCAGCACCAGCACCACCTTAGCATTAACTGCAAACCAAGGGAAAGTGTTGCGTGACACCACTCCTCACGCAGCAAGAACTAGTGGGACGTTAAACACAACGTCGGGTACGTGGTATCGTGTCGCTTCATCGCCGGTGGGTGTGGATCGCTGCACGGGAGAGTTCTGGGTGCGGTGGTCTATCAGTTCCCATCACGGTTCTGTGCGTTTTGACTCATCGATCTACTATGGGCTAGAACCCACAGCGATCCAGAAGGATTTCAGTCGTTTTGGTTCAGGTGGATTTGATGCAGTACGTGTTGTGTACCACACGACCTATGCTGGAAACTATGCGTTTGTAGAACTACGAGCGTCGGGTACGCATACTGCAATTCAAATGGACGTCCAGTCCAGTAGTATGTTAGGATGGTCGTTGACTCCAGTCGGAACGTTAGGGTCTATCCCAGCTGGTTACAGCACCTACCAAGCCAACTTCTACTTAAAGATAACCTCCGGTACGTACCCGAAAGTCACTGTAGATAACTACGGTCGTGTGACAGGTGGTACGACGTTAGTAGCGGCAGACATTCCTGCATTAGACTGGTCGAAGATCACCACAGGCAAGCCCACCACCTTAGCGGGATACGGGATTACCGATGCTGCGTCGTCTACGCACAACCACACGTTGGACTCACTGTCGAACGTGACGGTGACGTCTCCGATAGACGGGCAAGTGCTGACACGCAGCGGAACCGGCTGGGTGAATACCACGCTCGACTCCATCAATACCGGCACAGCGACTAAACTGGCCACAGCACGGACGATCTCTATTACTGGTGACGGTACGTGGAGTGTGTTGTTTGATGGTAGCGGTAACGTGACTAGCGCACTTACGCTCAGTAACTCCGGTGTAACAGCAGCGACGTATGGTAGTACGATTGGCGTACCGGTCATTGTAGTAGACGCAAAAGGTCGGATTACCTCAGCAAGCACCCAAACCATTCGTAGCGCGTCGACAGCACAGACGGGTGTGGTGCAATTAAACAACACCGTGACCTCCACCAGTACCACTGAGGCTGCAACAGCTTCGGCTGTCAAAGCGGCCTACGATTCCTCACTGACAAAAATACCATTGAGTGAAAAAGGAGCCGTGAACGGCGTAGCGACGTTAGGTGCGGATGGTAAAGTACCTGCAGCGCAATTACCGAGTTACGTGGACGACGTGTTGGAGTACGCTACACTCGCGTCCTTCCCAGTCACTGGAGAAACCAGTAAACTGTATCTCGCGATAGACACAGGCCGGCTGTACAGATGGTCGGGTAGTGCGTACGTGTGGGTCAACCCCGCAGCGGGTACCGCAGATACTGCAGTGAAGCTACAAACCGTCAGAAGCATCACCTCCACGGGTGACGTCAGCTGGACGGTGAACTTCGATGGTTCTGCAAACGTGTCTGGCACTGCAACCTTGGCGAACTCAGGAGTCACCGCGGGTACGTACACGAAAGTGACTGTAGACGCGAAAGGACGTGTGACAGGTGGTACGACGTTAGTAGCGGCAGACATTCCTACACTCAACCAAAATACCACAGGGAACGCAGCCACAGCGAGTCAGTTACAACGCCGTATCAGTACAACGAATTCCGGTGGTACGCTCAGCGGACGTTGGACGAAAATCTCCACGATGACGATAACGAACCTATACAGCGAAATGATTGTTTTGTTGGAAGGGACCTCTGTCGGATCTGGGGATGGTATTTTACGGGCGTGTGAAATTACGTTACGGGTGAAACAACAGGCCGCTTTTGGTTCTAACCCATTTGTTACCGCACAAATCGTGGGGGATGAAAGCCCTCACTTTACGTTAGGGTATGTGGTTGTTTCTAATGCAGGCCCTACTGTTGTGGATTTCTACATGCGTTGGGATACCACGTACGCCCAACTGACTGCTGTTGTCATACACACCGACTCTGCAGGCGTTGCTAGTTACACGTTATACAGCGACCAACCTAACTTCGCCGCCGGTGATTTAACCGGACTGGTTATTGTTGATAAACGAGTTCGGTTATTAGACAATGACGCCATCGCTTTGAATGTAAACAGTGCGTTAACGTTGACAAACACACGAACCATCGCTATTACAGGAGATGGTACGTGGTCGGCGTCGTTTAACGGGTCTGCGAACGCCACAGGTGCGCTTACGCTTGCAAACAGTGGAGTGACTGCGGGTACGTATCGCAGTGTCACAGTGGACGCGAAAGGGCGGGTTACAGCAGGTACGAATCCCACTACGGTGGTGGGCTACGGACTGACGGATGCGGTAGACATCACTAGTACTCAAACCTTAACTGGGATGAAAGTGCTGGCGGCTGGGTTGCGTTACGGGAATTTATCTTTTGCCAAATATGCATGGTCGCCAGCGTGGGGTGCGGAACAAACATGGAGAACTCTGGTTACAGTTACTCTAGCCAATAGTGCTTATAGTGCTGTCGCGTGGCGATTTAAGTTAGTCGACCCGCAAAACAATTTTGGTTCACAGACAGCATCGGAATTTCTGAAGACCAGCTATTACACTGTAAGTTTAGTACGCGCGAGCGGAACAACGCTGAACGTACCAGACAACGCAAATGTGTTTGGTCCCGGAAGTCAAATACGAGTAGTACAAACCGGACAAGGTCAACACGAAATCCAGGTCTGGAATGACGCTTGGCATCGTGTTTACCATGTTGAATCGGAGATGATTGCTTCTAATGGAAGTCACACCATCACCTACGGGACGGGGCTTGCTGTAGGCACGTCTACAGGCACGATCTACACTGCAGTGCGTGGGTCTGCACGTGAGTTCTTTGAGCGTATCAGTGCGAATGTGTTGATCTCCGAAATCGCTACAGGCACCGCGCCGTTGATCGTTGCGTCTACGACCAAAGTAGCCAACTTAAACGTCGACCTACTGGACGACCAAGAAGGCTCGTATTACACCAACGCCAGTAACTTAAATACTGGTACGGTACCGGTAGCGAGACTACCCGTCGCCACCACCAGTGTCGCGGGTATCTCCCAGTTATCGGACAGTGTTTCTACAACCAGCTCTACGTTGTCGGCATCTGCTACAGCCGTCAAACAAGCGTATGACTTAAGTTCAAGGGCACTTAGAACCAGCAGCGCTACGGTTAATACGGTAGTCAATGGGTGGTACCGGCTTGTTTCTTCCAGTTCTGGGATTAACCGATTTGACGGCATACTAAACTTACGTTGGAGTGTATCGGGAGATCATGGCGTTGTACGTGTACAATACTCGTGTTATTTCGGACAAAACCCACAAGTGAAGTTGTTGGACTACGGTAACTATTCCGGGGCTGTGTTTGATAAAATCCGAATCGTCTACCATCCAAGCTACACAGGTAACTTCGCGTACATCGACGTACACGCCACCGAAGCGATGACAAACATGTCGCTTTTTGTTGAGATTGTCGATTACAACAACGTAGCGTCGGTAGGTATCGCAACTGCCGCTGCCTTGGGCTCCGGGTATCTCACCGTAGAACAAGAGATTTCTCTTGCTGCGTTGGGAGGAGACGCCGCTGGGGGGGAAACGTTCCAGTTGATCTCTGCGAATACGACAGCTGTCAGTAAGACGGTGTACGGCGTAGACACCACTGCGGGCATCGTGGAGTTAACGTTACCCGCCACACCAGCTGTAAATGACACCGTCAGTTTCTACGACGCTGCGAGTAAGTTTGGTTTAAACAAACTCGTACTGAAGAGAAACGGACAGTCGATCATGGGGTTAGTGGAAGACGTCGACGTCAACCAAAGTGGGACTACCAGTCGGTTGGTGTTTGTGGGAGGGACCACGGGATGGATGTTTGTAGGCGGGGTATTACAACCGTCAGAAGCGTCTACGCCGACAGTCGCTACGTACACGAAAGCAACAGCCGGTACACGCAACCTCACTCGGGTCGCTGGAGAAGGAAAACTCTACGCAGATACGCGGTTAGGGAACGTGTCGATCGTGTTGGACAACACGTTCATCGACCAAGACCATGTCGTGGTGTATAAACCGTTTACCGCCAATCGTGTGACTTTTACAACCACCAGTGGAACCTTCTACTTACCAGATGGAACCACCGATAGCAACCCATGGTTCGAAAGTGTGAACGGGGAGCTGCGTGTGATTCGTGATGGTACGGATTGGGTGGTGCAGTTATAACCTAGAGTGGGGGGAGACTCCCACTCGACTTACTGATTCTTAAGGAGTGTGTATGAAAGGGTATTTACCTACCCCAGAAGACACGATACGTGTCGTCAATGGGTACGTGTGTGCTGTGGGTGTGAATGCAGGCTCGCCTGACATCCCTGCGGGGGTGGTGATGGTAAAACAAATCACTGCTGGTGGTCCTAGCAGTGCGTCAAGTGACTTTGAGCTAGTACACGCGATAGACTACGTGGAAGCTGAAATCACTCAGCGTTATGACGGGAATACCAAAGCGTTCTTAGACGACTTCATCCGTGTAGGGAATGAGAAGCTTTTAAAAGCAACAGGTGGAACGCTTCCAGAGTACCCAACGGGGGTATTGGAACAGTTACTGTGGCTTTTTCGTTACGGCTTTTCAGACGATGCTGCACAAGGTTTTAAATTACTTCCGTAAGGGGTAGGGTATGTTTAAAATAGACGTAGCGACGTATGATCGCTTCATTATCCAGTTTCAATTAGGAATGGATAATGACTTTTGGGTCGCGTTATACAACCCGCAGTCGGGACAGAACGAGGAAGCAATCGCGGTTAGTAACGACGCGCAAGCTGCCATTACGAATAACTACGGTGGGAGTGCAGCAAGGTATGTGGCTGAAAAGGTTATTCCAGAAGCTACGGAGTTTCTTCAGGCGTATTTTGGGGTCAAAGAGCCTACGCCAGGGACTGGCTGGGAAGACGCATTAAAAGTAGAGTTGAGTAAATACTCGCTCGATACCACAACCTTTACATTCCGTAAATAAAAGGAGACTACCCCAATGGGTAATTTAGCGAGATTTTTCGGTGGTGGTGATGTAGCTGTTGGGGCCAAGACGACCTTCTATGAACGAACGCCTCACGTGCACATCGACGGTACAAAAGTGTATGTGCGTACGGGTACTGTACTATCGGACCAAAATCTGATCGATACGACGTTCTGGCGTTTTGGAAGACTAAACTTAAGTACGAGTTCTGTATTACCTACTCTTTATGGTAACGTTTTGGGAATCGCAACTCCGTGTCAGATACCATCCACTGGCAGGATTGTAATTCCAGTTCAGAGCGCGAGTGGTGGTCCTAAAGGTACCGTGGTCAGTGACGATGGTGGGGTGGGGTGGTCTTTCTTTTTGAATAACATTGGAACTATAATCACCAACGGCTCTTTAAACGTAGGGTTTTGGCATCCCGGATTCAACAGAGTGATTTATTTAGCTTCCCAAAACGACCATACCTGGATTTTTGGGCATAGCACGGACGGTGTCGCGTGGACCATCGCGTCGTCGTCTGTGGCGGATGGGACGCACGGTTGGCCTGATTGGTATGCTGCCAGCCCTAATAACTTTGCGGTGCTCCGCAAAAGTAGATCGGACACGGGCACACATTCCAGATTCGCCATCGAGAAAGCCAACAACCTGACCAACACAAGTCCGACTAGAGTCACCGTAGACGTGAACACCTCGTCTAACTGGTGGCCCTACGGAATTGTTTGGGACGGTACCAACTACGTCGTTATGGCGCGTTTTAGTGGAGGTACCGCGTTCCGTTTGCTTTATGCCAACGACTCTACGTTTAGTTTTACGTTAGGTGCGGTTGTGGACACGAGTGGGTTGAGTTTACCTAGGACTTTCTCGTTTCATCTACTTCCTGGTGGTGGGTCTTTTAGAAATATAGTGCCTTACTCCGATGCGGCTGGCAATAGAGGATTTTATTATAGTAATAACTCTGGTGCTACTATGACCGATTTTCCGCTCGGGGCCAACAAAACGTATTTCTTGTCTTACGCAGGTTTCTTCGACAACAAACACTGGACCAACGGCGAGGAGGGGCGTTTTTACACGACAACGGATTTTGTGAACTACGTGGAAGTCGATCATTCGATGCCGACGGTATTGACGTCACAGAGAGTGTTTGTGGGAAATACAATTGGAGGTTTTCTGGCGGGAACACCAAGCGCGACATCTTCCGGTAGCTTCGTTGATTACGTAAGAGCAAAATAACGAGTTCGTATCTTGGTTACAAACCCAGCATAGAGGGAGGCTTTACGCCTCCCTCTATGCTACACCTAAGGTGTCAACCACTCCGCGTAATTCCAGAATGCTTTCCATACACGGTTCACCCACCCCCGTGTAAAGTCTTCGTTCTTCTGACGCTCTTCCGAGATCTTCACGTAGTGTGCGATCTGTAAACCGTAGATCATCAACGTCAGTTTCTCAAACCCAGCTGAGTCTTTCGTCACGGTATTCGCATACCCTTCAAACGCTTTTAGAGTCACAGGACCAATGATCGTCCCTAACTCAATATCAGGATACAAAGTACCCTGCTTATTTAACACGTTTAAACTGCGTTGTAGCGCTTGTGCTGCGTTAGCTATACCAGCATTCACACCAAAGTCAAATAATCGACTAGCGAGCGTTACAGAGCGTTTTGCGATGGTGTCTAAGTTCAAACGTTGCCAATACTCCACGTCATACACCGCATACACAAAATCCACTGGCATTGTCCGCATGTTTCCGTCCCACTTGTAGTGAGCCCACCAGTGTTTGTACTTCATTGCTGTCTCTTTGGTGATCCCATAGTTGGTCTCTCCCCCTAAGTCATTCGGGTCATCCACGTACCCACCTTCTACCACCACGACTTCGTGGATACATTCATTCTTCGTTAACGGTTGTTTCATGGGTTTCTCCATTCAAATACACCAGCAGCTACGTCTGCCTTTACATACACTTCAGCCATAGGACAGTCTACCACATGCCACGTAGGACTGTTTACACTCGCTTTATCCCACAGATATCGATGTCCTCCGTCGACTACCGTGAACTCGACGTGCATGTGTCCTCCTACACCAGGCACTACAGAGAACACAGCACCAGGACGTACGTTCACTAAAACCTTTATATACCCATTCGCAGGAATGGTTACAGATTGTTGCATCACACACCTCGCTCACTACTCTTTGTATCAAAGAATAGTTATTTTTTACACTGAGTCTACGTATACTATGTAGTCACTGACTACTGCCTCTTTCCAGCAATGGGAGGGGTTGGGGTGGGGCTTTTTGTGTGTGTAACTATTAGTTAATATAGTAGAGAGAATAGAGAGATAAGGTATAGAGGAATGAACGTAGTGAATGACTTCCTTATCCTCTCTATGAACGATATCCTTATTCCCTGTATCTACAGATACAGGAGAGAGAACTGTCTGTCATAATACAGACAGTATCCTTCAGTAGTGTGAGTGTCCAGACACTCACCATCCCTATCCCTAGAGAGAGGTAGTACTCTCTCTAGACAGACAGGAGTAGCGTGGGTGCTTACACCCACTACCCTTCTCCTAAGACGAGAGTCCAGTAGCTAAGAGGGAGGGGACACACCCCTCCCGTCTATGCGGTCTGGAAAGAATTACAGGTATTTAATATACAGGTAGAGACAATCAATCAAAGGTATACGTACCATGCGTAGAGTGATGAAATACGGAGACTACAGTCATAAAGAACCAGTCGTGGTATTCGATAAGTTACTGAACAAACAGATCCGTAAATACATGAAAGTAGAATTAGGAATCTCCCCAAAAGAAATATCTGCCTGTCTACAAGTGTTGTATCACCCAGACCTTACGTACACGCAGTCGTTTGGGAATACGTCTAGCTGCTCGCAGGTTGCGTTCTTTGAACACTTGTTGGTGGAGGACGTTTCATTGTTGTATAAACGCATGGGGAGTCTAGCGAAACGTTTAACAGAAACCGTAGGGGAGCGTGTTACGGTAGGGAAAGTACTGAAGGTTTTTAAAGACGCAGAAGGACAATTAGTAGAACACCTCGAGGCGTTAAAAGAACAGGCTGTAGATCAAGTCTTTGTCCAACAGTCAGAAGCCGTGGTGCGGGTGTGTGGTTTACCTACAGCAAAGTTGGGTTTATTCCAGAGCTTCTTTGCTGGAGACTTTAAGGACACCAGAGATAAAAAGAAAATGCAAGCTCGATGGAAGAAATACTCGGTGTATAAAAAGGAACACCGGATACTAGGGAAAGCCGAATTAGGGCTGATAGAGAAACACAAAGGGCAGGTACTCACGTTCAGTAAAGAAGGGTTACAAATAGAACCTTTGTATACGCCATTGAATTGGGAACTGTTAGACCGTTACGTACAAACAAAAAACTGAGGAGAGAGAAATGAATGAGAATACGATCTACGTTGTGTTGACGGTGTTCGCTGGCCTGCTGTTAATAGGCTGGTTGGCAGATCTAGAACAAAGAGAACAAAATCGCCACAAGCCTTACGTAGAAGAGGTTTTATACAAATTGAGCACTCCAGCGGATTGGGGGTTTCATTACGAGTACGCCCGAGACGTCACCAGTGGAGAGACAGGACGTACGTTTGAAGTCTCAAGCTACGGGAAAGGAAGCTACACCGTGTACGTGTGTGAGAACTACGTGCAACTGTCGTACCAGGGAGGACAGTTAGTAAGAATCCATCACCACACGGGAAAGGACGGAACCACGGAAGTAACACACTTTGTGTTTACTGGTGACGTAGAAGAAGCAAAACAATTAATCAACAAAGCATTTGCGTAAGGAGTGAGACATGTCAGAAACTTTGCTGTTAGGAATTGTCGTAGGGGCGTGTTCGGTGTTACTGTTACACTTGGTAAGGTATCTGTGGTTAAAACACAAAGCGATGAAGCGGGAGCAACGACAGCGTTTGCTCCCGCTTTTCTATGACTTACAAAACCATTTGGCGGGTTTTAAGGAAGTCTCCGATGAAATCGTCGATGTTCCTGGTATGGGGAAATCCACCATGTGTGTACGTACGCGTGAGGATCTAGAAGTCGTGATGTTTCCGCATTACGCGAGGGTCTTAATGGGAGACCGTGAGGTATTAAGTATCATGGTAAAGGATGGAGAAGTCGTTAAATACACGTGTGCGAAAGACCCAGAGCTCATTGAAGAGTTAGTGAGATTAGCAATATTCGATCGTGGATTCAAAGTAATCCAGTGAATCTGAAGAAAAAAGGAGTACGCTATGCCGATAGTAGAGACTGTAGAGACCGAACACCTCACACAACAGCAACGGGATACGCAAGAACACTTAGTGCGGTTAATTAACGGGGAGCTTACACAGTACATCGTAGAAGGGTATGTGTTCACAACACCAGAAGAAGCAGAAGGGTCACTGGAAGAAGTGCTGTGTCTAGAGTGCGTGAGAGGCGCAGGAGATGCGTTTGGAGACATCGCAAGTGAGTTTATTGACTCAGCGCTTGTCGAGCTTGAGCTGAACGCGTTTCCTGATCGAGTTCTAGAGTGCGTCCTGACGTTGTTTTATATTTGCAGTGAAGCCAAAGCAGATATAGCAGTCCGTTGTACGTTATTCGTGCCTACAGACGACGTACTCTACATGGCGATCGAAACCGTGGACGAAGATACCGAAACTGCGTGTATTCTGTTTAAGATAGAAAAAGTAAAAGTCAGAGTGCTCCATTAACGCAAAGCGGGGAGGGTTTCACACCCTCCCCGTATGCCGTTTCTTTTTTTGTGTCATAATTCACAGCATAGACTAATCGAAGTGTTTATAGACCTACATTATCTTTAGGAACTAAACTAAAGAACCATCGGAGAGTACCATGGAACTAAAAGAATACGACGTACGTTTACCTAAGAATTTCACTATACAGCATGGAGAATTCTCCATAAGCACACTGTCGGTGTTATTGCCAGAAGGAGGTACGTACACCCCCACAAAACTTACCGCTGTGGACTCATGCACGTATTGTCTCGAAGGTGCCTTTAACACCTACCGCGTAAACGAGCCTCATGAGTTTTGGGTTCGTTTTACGTGTGAACGTTCTTCCAATCTGGAAGAGGTGACCGTGGAGTCCAAACAGACGTACGCGAATATGTCGGATAAATACACGCCACCTAGCGATAGAGTGCACGCGCAGGTATCGGACTTTACCGTCGATTACCCAAGGGGTATGGGACGTGTGATTATAGCCGAGGTCGAGTGGTCTGAGGACGAAGAGAATAACAGCATGAGCGATCGCCATAAAGTACACGTTCAGATAAAACTCAAAGACCCTGAGGGAAAATTCTTCCCTCGGATACCTGAGTTCCTGGAAGCAATCGAACACCACTACGAGAAGGACGTTCCTTTTGATTTGTCTCTAGGTTGGCCTTATACTCACTTAGAACAAATCCAACGTCCACATTTCTTTTTCTCAGAAGACTTTAAGGACGAAGAATGGTTCTACGAGTTACTGACCACGGAAGTCGATCGGAAGAAACTGGAGTTACACAGAGAAGGGAAGGTGTATCCGGATTGCTTACAAGCGTTCTTTACATTAGTCTCTCCGTTTCTTGTAGCTGAAGAAGGACAACTGTTAGCGGTATGGGCGCACGAAGACGACGACTTTGACGATCGCTTAACGTACGCTTATGTGTATCGCGGTGGATTGGCGTGTGAGGTTAAAGTTCCTGATGAACCACCAGTTAAAAGAGAACCTGTCTTCCTTGGGTTCCTGGGTACCCCACCAAGAACTGTTGGTGGGATAGACTTCATCGCGTTGACAGTAGAGGGCGAGTGGGAACGTTTACAAGAGCTGTTAAAAACCACTCCTGTTATAAACTCATTCGGATTAAAAGAGAAGGAATAAACGGTATGTACCAAGTACTAAATCAAGATTGCCCACAAAGAGCCGTAGAATTGATTCTAAGCGCTTTTGGTGAAAAGAGCATGCTCGATCAACCTGCTTGTATTCACGTCGATCTGAGTGATTCTGAGTACGCTAAAAACAATCCCATCGTCGTACAACCTAAAGAGGAATGTGTGGTCGTATGGGTATCCACGCCGAACAAACCGGGACATTTCTGTAAGTACCTGGAACGGGACTGAGGAGTAGACTATGAAACGAATCGAAATTGATTTACCGCCATCGGAACTCATGCACACTACCGTTTGTGGAGTCACCTGTGCTGCGCAGAACCTGGTGTATTTGGTACCGTCACACATCTCAGTTGAATTGTCTGAAATTGGAATGAATTCCGGTACAGAAACTTTCTTTGCGGTCTGTAACGTTTGGGAAACACGCAACCCACAACACAAACACCAGCATCGCGTTGAGTGGAAAATAACCCAAGCAATGGATGTGAAGAACAACTGCCATGCTCCTTTGTTGACCTGGAGACAAACGTACGTCTGTTTTGATAGTCCTTATTGCGCCCCTAAAGACCGGGTGTGGTTGCAGTGTTCATTGGTCACCCCATACAGTGGCGATGAATCGGTTCGTGTAGCGACCGCTTGCATCGATTGGGAAGAAGAGGATTGAACCATGTACGAATACGTCGACATCAAAATCGGTACCACCGTCTCTCCTACGACAGACGCGGTACTTCGAGCGCACTTTAAAACGCTGAACCCGTTAGTGAAGCAGTTGTCCACACAACTACCCATCTCCCACGTCTGGCCTAGCCGTGGAAACTATTACGAAGCGCTGAGTTTCTTTGAGAACAACAACCTCGTGGTGTGGTTAGACCACCCAGACAACGGACCGTTCTGTTACATCAGCGAGCGTTTAACCGACCGGAGCGTAGAGCCGGTCATTACCTTTAACCTATACGAGGCGGTGGTAGAATGATGATTATTTCCGGTGGTGTATCTTGGGAAATACCGAGGTACTTAACACTGTCTGACATATACCGTCTTCTAAGCGTTAGTCGTCGTACTCTGGAGAGGATGCGGTACTCTCCGGAACACCCTGACTACGTGCCACTTAGGGACTCTCGCGGGAATATTACGGCAGTGCCTCTCCCAGATTTTAAATTGGGAGGAAGTCCGAGATGGGAGCGTGAGAAATTCATCAACTGGCTAAAGTCACTTTCTGAACCAGAAAAGGAACCAACATGAGCACACCTGAACTGAAGGACCTAATGAGCGACGCGCACCAAACTCAGCACGTCTTACGGGATACGGACACAACGTCCTGTTACGTGGCTGTCATAGAAGGAACAGACCATCAACGCGTTGTAGAAATCTTTCTAGGCGCACACCAAACGACACTCACTAATCGTGCTGTAGCTAATGAGTACTTTGATCGCTTTCTAGAAGACCTAACTCGTCCTAAAAGTGTAACGCTTGGGGTGTACGTTGACAATGGGGTATTGATCGGCTTTCTTAACGCCAGTCCTTGTGCGTTTGATGCAGAGTGCGTTTCGTTGAACCAACTTTGCGTAGCGTGGCAGTGGCAGCGTTCTGGAGTAGGGAAATTGCTAGTGAGGACTTTAGAAGACCACTGTAGACACCACTTTGATACCGTGTTTCTTTCTACAGATAAACCGAAGTATTATGAACGTTTGGCGTATCAAATCGTTTCACAAACGTACCGTAAACAGTGGTTAGTCATGGTCAAAAGCATAGCCGATCGTTGGTGATCCAAAGGGGGGGGGTTTAAATGAACATCAAAATTACCGATCTGAAAGTAACCGCAGCACATGCACAAATCACTGACCTCGCTGTCTGTATGCTCGATGGGACTCCTCTAGATCTTTCTCTAGAGTTATTCACTCAAGGGTGGTCGGATCACCAAGCCGTAAGTTTACGAGTCACTGGACTTTACAACGTCCAGTTGTGTTTTTGTGATCCCACGTTGATGATCAAAGCCAATAAATGGACAGGTAGTTTATTTTTAGAATGGGTAGGCGACCCACTTGGATTTACAATCGCTACGCCCGATGGGTTGGAATTTGTGCCCGTAGAGGTCAAGTTCAAACTTGCTGTTGAGTACACTTATCGCGGAGGCGAGTAGAATGGACAACGTCGTATCCATCACTAAGAACAAAGACTTTAGCGAAGCGGATATGCTTCGTCGTCGGTTACTTGAAGAAGACCAACCCTTCGTGTATCAAGGGGTGTTCGTTACCCCTTTAGTAGGAGACCACGATATTCAGCTGAAAGAAACCGTTGCTTTAGAGTACGAAGAGACCGACACAGCCGATGGTTTAGTCAAAGAGTTTGTTCAAGCTGCTATTCCTCGGTTTGGCCTCACTCCATTCAACCACACGTGTTTCACTTTGTCCGCTACCGCCATGGGAGCACTTATCGGTTATTCGAAAAGTAAGATCTTGAAAGGGGAGTCCTTCTCTCCTTTTCAGGCGGTACTTGCAAAACAAACCGATGGTTCGTTCGTGTTGTTACTTGACACGGAGCTCTATGAAAATAAAGCTACTCGACTGATTAAATTCAGCCCAGTAGTGTTAAAACCTATACAGGAGACCACCCGTGAGTGAAGCAACCCAACACCCCCGTTTGAACCTACAGACACGGAACTTCCAAAAGGACGAAGTCTGTATCCAACTCAAGACAGACAAGTGGTACCACGAAAACTTCTTTGAAGGGCTACACATGCTCCTTAAAGGAGAAGTCGCACAGTTCGACTGGAAAGACGTCATGGTGGACATCGAGACGTTAGGACTGAGCTCACAAGCTGCGTTTGTAGAGATCTCCTTAGTGCAGTTTAATCGCTTTACAGGAGAGTCTGGTCTGTTCTTAAAAGTGCCGATTCGTTTAGACAGCTTACTCAAAGCGGGTTTAAAAATAAACGGTGGTACTGTAGCGTGGTGGTTAAGACAACCCGATACTACACGTCTTCCGTTATCTCGTACGTTAGAGAACGGGTTAGAGTTAGAAGATGCGCTTCACCTCGTTGCGGTGTTCCTGAATGAAATCGGCAAAGACGCCGTCCTCTGGGGGAACGGCGCTCGGTTTGATTTAGGGATACTCGCGAATGCGTTTGAAGTCTCTGGTGTACCACTGCCATGGAAGTTCTTTAAAGAACTCGACGTCCGTACTGTCGTAGAAGTAGGGTATCTCTTTGGAATCAACCCGAAGAAAACTTTAACTTTCGAAGGAGAGCCTCACGACTCCCTGCACGATTGTTTCCACCAGATCAAGTACGTGAGTTTTATCTTGAGACAACTCAAAGCGGCTGGTGTGGCGTTCCAGTGGACGAATGACCAAATCCGCGAGTTAGCACTCCGCAATGGCTTTAAGTTAAAACCTCAACCCGACGGACAGGAAGACTTAAACCCATACGTGTACGGCTTTGCAAGGGCGTTGCGTCCTAATGGGAATCCAGAATGAACCAGAAGGTAGAAATAACCGTTGATAGTTTTGCGGTCGTAATGGTTGACGAAAAGATAGGCGCCCGCAGGATTCCCGAAGAATCATTAGTGGTGCACTATCAAACTCAACTCCCGCTGGTAATACCAGTTTTTGAGTTAGGCTATCTTCACGGTGAATTAGAGCACCAAGGAAAGAAAACTCCTTTCGTGTACACATTTAGCGTGATTCCAGTACCCAGTGACGTAACTAACTTCATTGTCGCTGGCGGTGCTGCTTCTTTTCTATCGGCTGGCCAGAATGCCTCGCAGGCCGATGTGAAGCTAACAGTTGAACCGGTACTCAAAGCTGCTGTAATTAAGGAGCAATAAACGAATGAACGTAAATCCAAATCCTCAGCTAGTAGTCCTATCTATAGAACGGTATAAAGAACTACTCTCTTTAGTAGAGGAGAACTACCACGAAAGTCAAAGGGAGTTACTCCTCAGACGTGTGAAACGGCACGCTCGTAAGTTTAACACAAACCTTCGCAAAGAACGTTACGCTCAGCTGGTAAAAGACAGAGCGAAGGACCGTAAACACAAACAGACAATGCGTCCGATCTTGCAATACCCGGCATATCTCCCTCTACCGAGAGCCTTACTGACAGACGTGGAACTTTTCCAGTTAAGTCCAGTCGGTTTATTTCACCTACACGGGTGGGAGCAGAAAGAGATCCGGTTCCATCACCGAGAAGGGCCGTTGGTGTTTGTCAGTGTGGATCGTGTCTTTCGCGGTACTGTGTTGTTATGCAAAGAGATGTTTAATGACCTACCGTCACGCCCGATCTCTGAAGTCATAGAGAAAACAAACACCCTAAATTGGTTTACCAAGGAATCCGAGATTCTAGCACAGCAGAAGGGTAACTAAACTATGAATGTAAAAGTAGATTTAAAACGTTTTTCTATGGAGTTACTGACTCCCAGAAATCCTAGCACAGAAGTATCGAACATACCTGTGCTCAGAATCCAAACGCCGCTTCCTTTGGTTGCTAACGATGGTGACGTGTTGCAGATTCGTGCTATGGTGGACTATCGCGGTGAAACTCACACAGCCGACTTTGAACTCACTGTGAATAGCAAGCGACAGGAAGTGAGCAGAGTACAAATACTTTGTCGTCCTGTTGTTGGCACGCCGGTCCCAGAGATGTTTTTTACGACTAACGACGGATTGGGTGTTCGTACCACAAAACTAGGAGACCAGAATGAACATCACTTTCAATTCAGTCTCTGCTTTGGCAGAAGACGTTAACCTACTGACGGTTGTATCGACCGAACTAATAAATACTCCGTTAGGCCAACCCAACGTCGTTCAATGCGATACGTACAACGGGTTGGTCGTAGGGTATAAACCGATCGGTTTGAAAATCGTGGCAAAGAGTGGCGATGGCGTACATACTCTGGTTGTTTGGGTGAAGTTGAAAAGAGAACACAACACAATCTCCCTCACGTTAGAAGGAGAGCCAGTGATGTACGCGCAGACAGCCGAGGGAGTGTCTCCGGTACGTTTATCGATTCGTATTGACTACACGACGGATGTGTTCTTTTAGTGATGTGCGTAGAGGAGACTTCGGTCTCCTCTTTTTTTTGTCCCTATGGAATTAAATACAGGTATATATCATCGTTGGGACAAGTCAACTCTAAGACATCGAGGTTCCCATGAATGAAATCGAATTAAACCAATTAAAAGTAAATGCTTCACAATTAGGCGCTTGGCGTTTGATAAATTGGGTCTACCGTGGTATCTATTACGGTTACCCTTCATGCTGCATTAAAGCATTCATTTTAGAAAGCCATCAAGAACGACAGTCCGAGCAAAGACAACTGAAGTCATTAGGAGAGGACATCGGTTGTATGCTTTGTCCTGAGTGTCAGAAACTCTCTACCGCCGAGTACGTCTCTGGTGTGAATAGTCGTCGTATGGCGCTGTCTATTTTCTCAGCAACCAAACCTGTCGAGAAGGACGACGGTAGCCATTACAGAACCGCACACCGTTGGTATGAATTTGAATACGGAGAGAACCTTTGTGAAATGTATCGTCCTCTCAAAGAGTTAGAGAACGAGTTGTACGAACAAGTATCGCGGAACGCTTTTCCCTACATAACAGTAGAAGAAGATCTAGTACCTTACGTGATTGCAGAAGAAGATCACGCGTACCTCAGACGAGCGATACGTAGTTTGGAATTCCAAATTATTGAAGTTGGAGTATTAAACACACCTGACCACGTGTACCAAACGCGAGTAAGTGAACGCGTGGATAAGTCCCGTCTGTACCGCATCAACACACAGAACCTCAGTTTAGTCGTGTTGTGTGAGAAAGAATACACCGAAGAGGAAATGAAACACCTCTTACACTTCCACAAACTACCAATAAGGAAATTGTTCGAATGAAACGCAAACCTAACCACCAAAGAGTAAACAATACAGCGACCCGTACCTTAGGGTTATTCGGCAGTGGGTTGTTCACAAAGAAGTCTCGTGAAGAAGCTCGACTAAAAGAATTGCAGAGCCAATATCTGTTCAGAATGAGGCGTTACATCCTGTCGGCATTGAAGACGCTCGAACAGACTGTCGCTGACCGTTACTTCGAGTTTGCGTACGACCTCGCATCTGACGTACGTACGAACGACGCCACCGAAGAACAATACCACATCGCTAAGGTTTTATATACCACCGACCCACAAGAGGTGCGTGTAATGTTAGGTGAGACGTTAGTGGCTTTAGGGATCGTGAAGTCGGACTCCGAACAGTTTGCTGCGTTCTTAAACCTACCGGTAGAATTTGTAACCCCACCACTTGAAAACCAACCCAAGTGGATCGCTGAGTTGTTTGACGATTCCCCACAAAAAGGATAACCGAATGACAGTACGTGAATTAGCTATAGTAGACAACTTCCTACGCCAGTTGAAAGTGCCGGTCTATTTACTGGCACACAACCCAAACGTGAGCTCGGAGAACCTACGAAAACAAACGGAATTGCCAGTGGTTTCTTCTGAAGTCCTCTATTCCAAAATCAACCTTGAATTAGGAGGTGTGCTTTTAGGACCCCTCCCAAATGGGTTTGTGTTGATGGAAGACCCTAACTACCCATTACCAGACTCCGCAGCATTTTTAGCAAAACGTTACGGTGTGGCGTATTACGTACCGACAATCACCAAACACTCACTGATTCAGTTGGAGTGGAGTGTGGAGGTGTTGGTGTTTCGTGATAACTTGTCCCACACCGGAACACGTTTACCTTTAAAGGACTTTACGACGTGAGCAAACTGAACACCAAAGAGTTGTTAACCACGACTCTGTTAGCACAACACATCGCGTATGAAAACACCAAGCAAGCTAAGCTTTCGTTTGACCGTCCTACGTGGTTGTGTCGGTATTTAAAGAAAATGCTTCCTCGCTGCACGCCTTTTGCAAAAGGGATCGTGAAGAAGATCCTTGAAGGGGAGAAAACCTTAGAACGCGAGGGGGTCTGGAACTCCGCTGAGTTTCAATTCGATACGTACTGTTTGATGACGTTCGGTCGTCGGTTTGTCCACCCCCTAACACTACCCATTCCCGATGAATGGATTTTCGAAGTGAAAACCAAAGCAGGCATACTAGCGGAAACAGGATTGTCATTAGACGACGTGTTCGTACCTCGTTAGTAACAACTAAACAAAAAAAAGGAGAGTACCCATGAGTACGTGGATTTTAATATTAACTATTTTCCTAGTCAACACAGATGGCAATTCCAGTAGCACTGTAGTAATTCACACCAGCTCGCTTACTGAGTGCAACGCGATTGCTAAAGAACACCGACATGCAGTAGATGCCACGCCGTTGTACGGGCTGAGAGATAAAAAAGTCGTGTGGTCGTGTACCGAACAAAAAGGAGTGGTAAAATGACTGTCAGTGAAAAAGAAGCGTTAGAGTTAGAACGCTGTGTGCAGGAGAACGGCTACGCTGTAGCCGTGTATGAAGCGATTGGCGGTTATACCGTAGGACTGAAAGACTACGAGCTACCTGACTTAGTGATCCTTACCCCCCGTAATGAAGACGGTGAATTTAACCACCCTGGGTTGGTGTTAGAACGGATTGTAGAGTTACTGAGAGATCAACACTTAATCCTGGATAAAGGGGGTGTGTTAGAGATCCCAGCGTCGTTACACGAGTTCTGGAGTGAAGGGGACTTTGACACCACGGTGTCGTTGGTTCCTTTAGATCCAGAGTGCGTGAGTGTATTACCGCACTTAAACACACAACAGTGGATGAACACCTGGTTGTACCAAGTGGTGTTTAGCGACGAGCCAGAACGGTTCACTCCACAGAGTACAGACTTTTTGGAGGTGTAAGATGCGTTACTTAGATTGGTTGGGTTTTATTGCAGGAACGGTCTTCCTACTCGTATGTCTGTTCATGGCCATCCGCGCTCGTAAGAGTTTAGAGGACGCGAAGAAAGAATCCGGGAGTCTCTCGTTTGACGATTACAAGACCTTAGCAGGAACACCACCTACTTCAGAGGTTTGCGAAAGCGAGGTGGTTCAGGAGCCAGCTAAACACCCAGTCCCGTTAGAGTACTATTACAACGCATACACCGGTCGGTTGATGCGTGATCCTTACGCGACTTCACTCCTTAATGTGTTGTTGTCAAACGAAACCAACCCACAGAAGTACTTAAAAACGGTACTGACGGTTTTGTTAGACCAGCAGGCTACGTTATCCGCGGTCAGTCAATACCAGTACCGTATGTCAATACTGATCAAAGACATCCAGGAATTCGAGAAGACGTGGACTACTCTAGATCACGCTAGGTTGTCTTTGTTGTTGTTTGATTACCAAAGCGCGATTAACGCAGGTAACTTTTATCACGATCTGCACACGACGGAGTGGCCAGGTGTGATTCTCAACAACGAAAGAATCCGGCAATTAACTAGAGGTAAGTCGACCATCTTTTTAAGCACCGAACAAATGGGGGCTTTATGCGCCAAGACATCCAACTAAGTCAATTTGTAAACAACGTCGGCTACCCAACGGCATTAGAGTTCTTCGAACGAATCGAGAAGAAAACTGACAACGGAATGTTTACGACGTTCATGGATCTGTTACGTAACACACCCCCCGAACTACGGGAAGATCTGCTCTCAAAGGACTTACAACACTTCAAAGTCCAGTACATCAACAAAGCTGATGCGCCGTTAAACTACATTGCGGTAATTCAGTTCGATTGGACGGTGGAACATCACTTTCTACATACTCCAGACCGTATGTACGAAGGAGACCAAGAACTTTTAGAGAAAGGTGTGCACTTAGTGTATACTCCGATCAGTGAGAGTATTTTCGGTGAGCAGCGAGATCTACGTCCAACGTTAGACACCGTAATACAAAACACTGCAACATCCAACGTCTTTGATACAAGGTCTAGCTTGGTACATTGGAGGTTGTTTGACGTAGCTCCGACTCAGGAATTTCTGTGTGGTACTGGAACGAAATACGTAGACGTTGCGGGTAGTCGGTATTGGGTAGTACGCGACCCCACTCCACATTACTGCTATGTCGGTCCTACACCCTCAAATTCAAAACCCGAGACTGAAGTAAAAAACCGCGTGGTCTTACTAGGGATCAGACCGTTGTGGATTTCTGTCCCTAGTTCCAGTGAGTTCGAAGTAGTTGCCAAACTCGTAGAAGGTTTAAACAGACGTCTTAGTCTGTTTAACGAGACCCTCCGTCAGCAAGAAGGTAAGGTGATTTACCAGCTCCAGGCCGATAAAGTAAATGTCACTCTAATAGTTGGTGGTGGGACCGCTGATGACTGCGGTTATGTTTATTTACGGTTACTGCCTTTGGGTGTCGTTCCGGAGGTTGTTCGAGCTAATTACGAGACGCTGTATTACCAAGCTACCGCTCCAGAACAGCGCTTCCCAGATGAATTGTTAGACTCGATCATCCAACAACTGATCGCTTAACCCATTACTCCAGTTCCCTAGGGAGGTTTCCCCTCCCTAGGCTAACAAAAGGAACTACTAATCATGCCTTTAAATCCAAATCGTACCGACTACCCAGACGGTACAGTGGTTTCTGACCACGTCCTATGGGATTGTCCGCACGGAGCCATCCTGTTCACAGACGCAGATGGAGCACTGCTCTTTCTGTACAGTCCTAAACTTGACGTAGAAAGCTCTGTAACGCAATTAGAGTCGTTCTTTAAAAAAGAGCTACCTAAGTATTGGTTAGCTGCAGATACGTGCTCCTACGTTATTGGAGGCGCTTTAACGCCACGTGTGTACTATCGACGTAACCGTCCCGGTAATACCACAAAACTCCTCTCTTTAATGTGTCGTGTGAAAAACGAACGTTCGTACTCCGATGTGGAATTATTACACTGGGAGAAAACCCCAGCGAATTTCGAAGGCCCCACGCAGTTCTGGTCCAAAGAGTTCGCAGGCGTTAAGTTTAAGTACGAGTCGTACCTTCGCTTTTTGTTAGAGGTTGCTCGTCCTAAAACCAAAGGAGGAGTTTGAGATGACTACTGTAGAACAGACCACCCTAGCACTCGTCCCTAGAGGTTCCAGAGTACAAATTTTACGTTCTGGTGACGTAGGGGTTCGAGTGAATACACCCGAGTTAACCGATTGGACACACCACGTGTGGTTGCGTGTGGGAGGAAACCTTAAACACTACCATCCTGCCACCCTCGTATGTATTTTATCGGTGGAAGAAACTCAACCTACAGAGAAAGCGCTCGCTAACACAAAACGACTAGCCACGTATCTAACCGCCGTGTTTAAAGGTCTCCCGGAAAACAAACCGACCAAAGCGTATGGTGATTTTGTGGCAAAAATCAACCTATTGATTGCTCAGTTGAAACCGAACGAGGAACTCATCGTTTCTCTGGTTCCATGGGTGGCGATGCAGCGCCTGCATCTGGGGGTAAAAACACAGACTCTGGACGGCGACGTGACGCAACACGAACCGGTCGAATTGTGTCTGGTGGATGCTCAGTCGTGTAAAAAACGAATAGAGCGTAGGTTGAGAGCCGTGGGTTATAAACCATCCGAAATGTTGATTAATCGTTTAAGGGCGATTTCTGGGATCGGTGAATTAGTGATCCACTACCGACACTTTACTCACCGCACCAACAGGGAACTTTTTCTACACGCGGCTAACGAAGGCGTGAGCACGTACATGACCCGAGTAAGAAAAAACAAATAAAGCGTAATACTTTGTTCAACTAACCCCAGGCATTGGAGCTTTTTTAATGGAATCTTTATTTTTAAACTACACTACGTTTGAACCTGCTAAACCATTTGTGGTTGTACATCTAACCACCTCTGTGCAGACAGAAAAAGACGGTGAGACCGTAATCGACGAACGTAGCATCCCAGCCGCCTTTAACTTCAACGACGAAACCGAAGTGGGTACGGTTGTATCGGCCGACTTAGAAAAAGAACTAGAACCCCGTTTCGGTTGTAAGGTCACGGTCGGGGCTTTCTTCGAATTCGGTCAGGAACCTTGCTACGCAACGTATCTAAACCAAGACGTAGACGTCAACGGTCACGCGTTGGGTTACTTACCACATTACGCGGTGTACGTCGCACGTAAAGTGTTAGGTTACGTCCATAACGACGTAAACTTCACAGGTCTGTATGGGGGTACCCCTCTGTTACTACCAGACACCGTGAAGGCTCAACCAACTTTGGTGGACTTACCTGGTGAAACCGCAGACGAGCAAGGCAACACCAAAAAAGGTGTAGCGGGGTTTAAGATCTTCGCACGTGACTACCCAACACTGGACGTTGCAGAAGAGATCTTAACAGCGGAGCTTGGTGTGTACAATCCAGAAGCCAACCGTTTTGTGTTAGTCCAAGCCGGCGAGCAACGCTACTTTATCAGTGTGTCTGCGTACCACTCACAAGCCACGAACATCGAAGCGTTGGTGAACTTAGGTTTGTGGTGCTGTGGTATCGAAAAAACCAAAGTACTGTTCGTAGGCGATCGCGTACAGATCAGCCGTCCTGCCTGCAGTGCGGATGACTCTGGTTTAGTCCACATCGGTATGCAAGTGAGCTTACAACGCAACGACACAGGCGCGACGGTACTTGCGTTGCTGAACGTGTTTATCTCTGACGAAGAGTCACCACAACTCAAAGTCTCCACGGTAGACGGTACGCCAAACGAATCGTATGCACAATTGCAATTCTGGTTAACCGCGGTGTTAAACCAGCACTTAGGACGTTTTGACGTCTCTGGTTTACTCCATGACTACAAAACGCGTTTAGCTGCTGCTACCGCCCCTACCGAAGAGGTTACTGCTGATGAGCCTACAACTGAAGTGGACACCGTTCCCGACGGTGCTCCGATACACTGAGTTAGAAAACGCGGGTGGTAAAGCCAACGGCTTCGTCGTGCGTATAGACCCCAAGTATCAAAACGATCCTGGAGTCCACGCACACGAGTACAGACACGTCTTGCATTGGTACTTAACTGTACTCTTAGGCTGTCTGTGGTCTGTGGGTTTACAGGTGGTTGTTGACTTCCCTACTGAGTTGATGTGGGTAGGGATCTTCCTAAGCTTTATCGTTTACTCTTTAGCGCTACAGAACAAAAAGTTAGCGCTTTGGATTGAATGCGACTGCTACGGAGAACAGTTCAAAGCCACCCCCGAAATTGAACACCTACCCACCTGGGCGAGGATTCTAAAAGACCACTACAAACTCCCCCATACGCTGGAAGAAATCGAAAAGCGTTTGCGTGAGCAAGTAGGAAAGGCATAAAGCACAGAGGAGAGAGCAAACGCTCTCTCCTCTGTATGCCCTCTCTTTTTTTTTGGTTAAACCGGTGTACCTGTCGGTGAAACCGGACCACTCGGTGCGGTAGCGGACCCTGTGTGTTTGTGTCCGGACCCCACGTCTTTTCCGTTATTGGTCATGCTGCCAGAGACGGAGACCCCACCGCCCAACGTAGTAGCCCCACCGACTCCCATGGTGCCACTTGTGGTTTGATTCCCTTCGTGGAAGATATTCCCTTTGATATTAATCGTTGGGGAGTCAATATTCGTCGTCTGTGCTTTCCAGTTAAACGTCTGTGTATCAAACGAGATACTCTCACTGGCGTTCACCGTCCATACTTTCGTTTCAAAGGTGATGTCCTCAGACGCTTTAAGCACGAAGTTCTTACACAGAAACTCCACGAGGGTTTCTGCTTTAAAGTAGATATTCTGCGGAGCATACCCTTTTAAGTCGTCTTTATCGACTGCGAAGTACGTTCCGTTTTTGTTCTTCAACACAATCAACTGTTCTGCGCTGACTAACTGGATGAGATTCTGCTCGTTATCCGTCAGTGTAAAGATCCCGTCTTTGGTGTTCAGTTGCATCACGTACCCAAACGGTTCTTTGTTCTTCTGACTGGTGGTAAGCGTAATGTGTCCATCGTGCGTAGAGACGGTAAAGGTGTAACAGTTCTCCTCACTCCACTCGTCTTTGTCATCCGCGTTGGGATCGGCTTGGAACATAAACGCACCCGTTTCTAAACGACGGTAGCTGCGGTCTAACTGACTGGACACCCAAAAGTATTCATCGGTGTCGGCGTACCGATACAGAAACACCCGCTCCCCTTTACGTACGTCAGGCGCTGTGGTTTGGAATCCCGTAGGGAGCCATCTGTACTCTTGGGCGTTCACGGTTTCTGCACTCGTGCTGTACGCGGTTCCTAACGCATCCACCCCTTTAGCTTCTACCTTCGCAGACTCACGTGTCAGTTTACTCGACGCAAATGGAAACACCGAGATCGGTGTTGCAAAAATGTTGTTTGTGCTTCGAGGTTTGTTGTCGTGGACTATCCCAACGTCAAAGAACGCAAAGGAGTCAAAGTCGTATTTACTAAAGTCTTTTTCAGACATACCGTCCCACCTTGGGTTTTAAAATACAATACCTACCTATACAATGGTACCCATAAAACGTCAACCACACAGGGACACTGTTTTCATGCGTTTAGTCAAAGCTACGTTTGTGCACAATGCACGTTTATTAGGCGGTGGGACGACAGAAGTCCACTATACGCCAGAGTCTCCTTTACAGTTACTGTTAGGAAATAACGGTTCTGGGAAAACCACGTTGTTGTATGCATTAGCTCCGTTCCCTGCTTCTCCTGGAGACTACGTCAAAGGTAAAGGATTTGAAGAAAAAGTCTATGAGAAAGAAGGGACGTTTTACACCATTCGAAGTGACTTTCGAAAAGGGCAGACCCACTCTCTACAGATCAACGACGACGAACCGATTATAGGAAACGCAACCGTGATCCGTACGCGGTTGATAGAGCTTTTAGATTACACCCCAGAAACCCACAACATCGCCATGGGGTTAATCCTTTTTACTGACCTCCCTGCTCAGAAGCGTCGAGAGTGGCTCACTAAACTTTCTGACGTTGACGTCACCTATGGGTTACGCATCCATAAAGAACTCGCTACACGGGTCAGGAATTTACAAGGAGCATTAAAGCTCGCTGAAGTCAAACTCACAGAAGAACTCTCTACGCGACTCTCTGCAGCTGTAGTAGAAGAACGTAAACTGGAACTGAGTACCTTGACCAAAAAGATTCATGAGTTACTCTCTGCGAAGAATCCTACTACACCAGAGTACAGTCTTTTAGTGCGTGACGTTAAACGCCACAACGAAACGATCCAACGGTTAAACCGTGAGCTGCAATCCGTCCCTCGTCTTTACACCGAAGGGCGACACCACGACACCGTGATTGCTGAGCTGAAAAGTCAACTCCGGCATTGTGAGTACGTTCTAGGAGAACAACGACGAGAATTCGAACGACTGGACTCTTTACTGACTCCGTTTAGTCACGCGGATGAGCGACCCCTGGAGCTACTGGAAAAAGAACTCAAACAACTTGAAGTGGAACTAGAAACATTCAGTCCGTCTGGGTTTTTTGCAGACCTTACGTCGCTGCAAGAGTACGCGTTAGTGAAAGCGGAGCTTTTCAAAGCTCAGCAAAGTTTGGATGAGTTATACCTACGACTCCCACAAAACCCAAACAAGACCACGTACAACAATGCGCGTGTACAGCAAGCCAGAGAAACCGCACAGGCTTTGCAAAGTGAGATCAACCGCCTTACGGCGTTGGAGCAACAGCTTAGGCTACAACTACGGCACATTCAGAATCATTCTACTGTAGAGTGCCCTGAGTGTAAGCACGTGTTTATTCCCGGTGTAGCCCCTACAGAACAAGCCGTACTGGAACAACAACTCACCACTACGTTGACAGAACTCGAACGGTTACAACTTCAACACGAACGCGTAACCACGTACTTAACCGAGTACGCCACCTACCGAGACCTCTACGTGGAAGTTCTCTCTACACGACGTCAACACCCAAAGCTTGCTCGTGTGTTTCACGACATTGACCCAGACGATATCCAGCTGGCGGAATCGCCTAAGTCTTTAGTAGGGAAACTCTCATTGTACCTAAGGACGTTAGACCAAGACGAGTACGTGTTTCGTACCAGTCAGAATCACGCAATCCTTACAGAGACGATCCACGCTAAACGCTCTGTGGGCCAAGGAGGCTTAGAAACGCTCAAACGGCGTATGGTAGAGCTGGAACACGAGCACACGAGCTCTAAAGTGCTCCTAGAGCGTTTAACGCAGGAACTCCGTGCTGCGGAAGACGAGTACCGGGTGTACAGTCATGCGTTACGTTTACAGAAAGAGTTACAGGGCACACTGACCGAACTGAAGCAGTGTATGTCACACTTAAGTGATGCGGCGTACAACGAAGCATTGTCGCATGACGTAGATCGCTTACAGAGTTTGGTGACAGAGATTCGTCAAGAACTTGCACGCAGTGATGCCAAAGACAGTGTCGTGCATCACCTAGAAGCGTCTATTGCGCAGTACCAGTCCGACCTAGAAGCAGGACAGTGTTTACTCAAACAACTCTCTCCTACCGAAGGGATTATTGCTGAGCAGCTTTTAGGGTACTTAGGGGTATTCGTGAATTCACTCAACCAGATCATCCACCAGATCTGGACGGTACCGCTGAAACTCTCCTTACCTTCTGTGAACGACACGGAGCTTGACTATTTGTTCCCTATGGTGAGTTCTCAACTTGATCACATCGTACCGGACATCGCGTATGGCTCACGAGGCCAACGGGAAGTCATTAACTTTGCGTTTATGTCGATTGCGTTAGGAGGGAAAAACGTCCCGTGGTTCTTAGACGAGGTAGGACACAGTTTCCACCAAACACACCGAGATCGTTTGTTTGCGTACATCCGTACGCTTTTAGAACTCAAACGAATCCCTCAGGTGTTTTTAGTGTCTCACTTCGCCTCTAGTCATGGAGCGCTTACGAATGCGGAAGTCAACGTACTGGACACGAGTGGTGCGTTAGTGAAGCCCGGTGAGAACCTCAACTTTAAAATAGTATGACGTAATGAGCAACACGTCATCTTCCTTAGAGTGTTAGCCTTGGTGGGAGTTATCCCTCCCACCTTTTTTTCTAAGACGACATAAAAGGGAGCGCGAAGCTCCCTTTATGCGGTGGTTAATCCGGAACGTCTACCACTAAGCCATTATCGACTAAGATCTGCTGTAGTGCCGCGATCTCTGCGCGTGCTGCCACCAACTGTGCTTCTAACGCAATCCGTTTGGCACGTTCAGTTTGGCTCCCGACGATTCGGTTAGTACGAGCGACTTCCATCCCTTCGTGGAGTGCACTAGGCATCACGTTTCGGGTAGGAGCGACGTGCACTAAAGGCGTGGTGTCTACACCGATGGTCGTTTCTGTGAGTTCTTTAAGTTTTGTACTTAAGTCTGTAAGCCCTACGTATTCAGGGAAAGGACCTAAACTTAAAGAGATCACCACGTGTTGATACGCGACGTTATCCATCGACGGAATCGAGAGGATATACGTATCCGGTACATACACGTAGTTGTCATTCACATCCACAAAAGTGACGATACTTGCACCGTTTCGATTATCGGCTTGGTAGTCACTTTGGAGTAACCCATACGGTTCGTAGTAGTCCGCGAAGACGTCTACGGTCAGTACCAGTAAGTCTTCAAACTTCCGTACTGCTATACACTCATACAGTCCGGTAGGTAACACTAACGTGTCGTAAGGGGCGGCGAGTGTGTACCGCCCCTTAAGTCCTATGGTGGGAGTTAACGCCATTCTTTACACCACTGGGTCTGGTAAGCTATCTTTGCGTGCAATCAGGTACTTGATCTGATCGCGGTTGAAACTCACGTAGAACACTCCGTTTCGGTCAATCAACGTATACCCTTCTGGGAGTTGCAGAGTCCCTGCGTTTTGTTCTGCGTAGATAAACGCAGTAAAGAGTTGGTTAATCCAGCTGCGTGTAGCAGGAGAGATTCGGTTGTAATCCAAAGAATTCACCGGGATGTTGACGTAATCAGGCCATTGATCCGTTAAACGATACAGCCCATTTCGGTTACGGTGATGTCCTACGGACACAAACGACAACCCTTTCCAGCTTGAGCCGATGATCTCGTTCTGTGCTAGAATGTGTGGTGTTGCGTAGTCCACAAACAACGCTTGGTACTGTGGTAATTCCGCTTGTGGAATACTTGGAGAGTAAATCCCAGCCGTCAGTGTAAGCTCTGGTAACGCGTAGCGGTTCCATGCAGGAACGATGTAGTATTCCGTAGGGATAAAGATCTCAGGGAAAATAGTCTCCCATGCATCGCGGTCGTACGCTGAAGCGTCTAGCAGGTGATCAGCAATCTTCTCTTTGATCAGGTCATCGTTATTCCCACGAATTCCGTACACCAACACCACCCAGTTTGTACGACGACGGTACGTAGCGTCGTTTGGATTCACCCAATCGAATTCATACGACGGTTGGTACGTTGGTGGCGTACCCGCACGCGCTAATTGTGCACGCGCCATGTGTTCAGACTGTAAGTACTCGTCCAGTAACTGATCTACAGCCGCTACTCCAGTGTGGAATGCTTCTGGGTCTACAATCGGTGGAACCACGATAATGTCGTAGTAGTCATATTGCGCAGCGAAGCTTGCGTTGTGGTACCACAACCGCACTTCGTTGTCAGGAGCCCCTAACGCTTTGTACGATACCCATGAAGGAAACCAGTACTGACCATTGGTGACGGTGTCTCCTAGGTCGATCTCTTCTGCTTCTAAAACGAAGTAACTACGCATTGCTAAAAGCGTATCCGTTTTATCCTCTGAGATCTGCCCCGCAAGCGATCTCGCGTACAGCCACTGCGACATCATCAACGCTTTGTTCTGGTGGAGTGTGTTCACGGGGATCAACCCTGTGGTATCCTCAGAACGAAACGACACTAAACGGACGTCTGGGTAGGTGTTATTCGCATAAACCCCACGCTCTCTGGAGTAGGTTTCTTGCTGGGGTTCGAGTTCACCAATCGGGGAGTTCTGTCCTACCGCGTTGTTCATCAACGCCGGCATTGTTACAAAACCTCTTAAAATGTACATGACTGCTCTCCTTCTTAGGTATAGCATGCTTTAGTTTCGTTCATATGTTACGGAGGTCATTCCTGTGTTTGGACAAATGCTTATCGCTCTACTGAAGTCTCTCGGTCCTTATACACTTGATATACTCAAGAAAAAGATCGAAGAGATCATCCAACACCCCGAAGGACGACGTCCTTCTTTTCTGTCGTGGGTGTTGATTCTTTTAATCGTCGTCTCGTCCTATGCAGCTACGTATTTCTACGATCAGTCCCAGCTGACTAAGCCTGAAGAAAAAGACAAAGGGCAGCCTGTAGGACGGTACCACTCTGAAGACTACTTACAACGCTTGCTGGTTGAGTCCCAACTGCAGGCGCTGCGCAAAGACTATGAGATCTCCCAGCTGAATTACTTTAACGAAAAAGAACGTCACGCTGAAACCAAAAAACAACTCGATACATTAACACAGACGTGCCGTGCTCCCACACCTAAGTCTGATCCTCCAGCCAAGAAACCCACCAACGAACGTGTGAAAGATCGGTTAGAAACGATCCGTGATAAAGGAGACACAGAATGAAAAAGCGATCTAACCTCGCTATCGTTTTACTACTGCTCGCTGGGTGTGTGTCACCCGGCGTTTCATCTCCTGAACTCAACACGTCGTTGATTCCGTTTTCGATCCCTCACGACTACAATCAATACCGGTCCAAAGACCCAGCTGCGTTTCTTACGAACGTCACTCACTGGAGAGACGACCTTGTGGGTTACCAGCAGTACTTAACTGGGTATATCAACTACTTAAACGTGACCTTCAAGCTAGAGTCAAACGAACTCCCTAAGTGTCCTCCTCGTCCTAAAGTCCCAGAACTTACACTGGTGTTACCTGACGATGAGATCACTGACGACATGACTGAGACTGAAATCCAAGACGTGTTGTTTAAACACATCGAATCGATTCAAACGCAAGTAGACTCTTACAACCGAATGGTCACTGCGTTACAACAAGACCCTGTGGATTGCACCCCCTAAAAAAGTACGACTACGCGTAATGGTGTAGTCGTACTTTTGCACGTAACTAAGGTTTCCCTAAAATGGCTAAAAAGAAAAAGACTCCAGACGCAGCTGCAGCAGTAGTAGAAACCACCCCTCGGTGTGGTGTGGTGTTATACACCGATGGTGGTGCGCGTCCAAACCCTGGTCCGTGTGGCTGGGGGTTTCATGGCTACCACTTTGACTTAAACAACACTCAGTACACCACGCGTTTAGCGAACAAAGAACTCGCTCCAGAACGAGAAGGTGTCGTGACCGACAAAGGGTACTCTACGCTCTCTAAACAAGAAGGAGGACGGGGTACTCAAGTCCTCGCTACGACGTACGTCGATTCATGGGGGGCACTAGGTGTGGCTTCCAACAACGCAGCAGAAGTCCACGCTGCTTTAAATGCGATCAACTACACCTGTAAAGTCGACCACGTAGAAAGCTTAACGGTGTACACCGATTCCAAGTACGTCGTAGAAGGGATGCGGGAGTGGTCAAAGAAATGGATTGCTGCCGACTTTAAACGAGACGGCGAGCCGATGCCAAATGCCGATGCGTGGCGTCAGCTTTTAGCCTCTACGTCGACGTTAGAAAGTAGTGGTACGAAAGTCACGTGGAACTGGGTGAAAGGACACGCAACGTCTGTAGGGAATAAACTCGCTGACCGTAACGCGACCCGCGCGGTGATCCTCAGTCAAAAAGACAGAGCGGGTGAGGTACATGAAGAAGTCTCTCCTCCTGCTGGCTACTGGGCTCCTAAAGCAGAGTACAATCGTTTATTCTCGTTAAACCGTTGGTACTTTGTGATGAACACCGACGTGGCGAAAAGCACCGACGGCCGTCACGTGTATCACTTAGGACAGTCTACTGCAGACAACGAGTACGACGGCAAACGGATGTCAGACCAAGCATACGCTGTGGTGTACTTAAAAGAACCAGAACCTGTCTTAGAACAACTGCGGGAATACCAAACGAAAATCTCCCGTACCACACAACTTGACGTAGTGAAAGTCTACTTAGCGAATGTGTTCACCGCTTCAGTCTACCAAGACTTAAAAGACCACCAGATGGATTACGTGGTCAAAGCAGATCACTTTAATGACCTGTACACCATCGATCAGAAACAACTGACGTGGCACGCTAGACCGCCTAGAAAGGTATTTGACGCGATCTCTAATCTAGCGCACCTACAGGGCGTCTTAGATACGTTTTTGTCTAAGGAGTCCATCCAAGACCCGTACACGGTGTATACCGATGTAACGAGTTATTTCTATGAGCACGAAGAGAAAAAAGGCAAGTCAGTCTGCGTTTTACGCAAGACGATTGCTCAAACTCTGAAGTCACTTACCCTACCTGTAGGGTATGACTTAGGTGCAGGTAAGAAAGAAGCCAACGTGATCCTCACCCTTGGGTTAGACACCCCGTCTCGTAACGCACTGTCTGCTTTAACTGCAGAGTCTCCTACGCTGACGTTAGTCACCCGTCGTGAGTCTAGCGTGGGGTTCAGGTATTACCTTGTACTGAGTGCGGGAGAGGATGTAGGTATCTACGCCTCGATGGTCAGTAACCTCTATGTTGAAAGGTCTTAGTTATGTTTACAGCAATTCGGAAATGTGTACGAGCCGTGATCGGCTTCCTGTGGGAGTTAATTGCAAGCACGGCTAGTAAACGTCTGTTATTTGTCGTAACGCTCTACCGATACCTGAAGGACTACGGGGCACCCACCACTGACGAGTTAACCAAGCGAATCGGAGTAGACAACGAGGAGCTTGAGCAGCTAAACCGGACTTTTGGACTCGCTGATCGTACTACAGCTTTAGTCTTCCCGGCCCTAGCTTTCACGGACCGTTTATGGCCGCGTGGGGCATTGGACATCCAGCACCTCGAAAGAGATGCATTGATCCAAGAGATTCTTAACCATACCTCCAGTCATTTGCGGTATGGAAGAGAATCTGACTTACGTGCTGATATCGGTGCCGTGTTAAACTTTTTAGGCAGGTAGTGTATACACAGGCTGTGGTTAAAAGTGATAGGACGTCAGAAAGGGAACATGTTCGTGAGTTGCATTCGTAACAAACGAATTTACAGCATACAGGGAGGCTTCGGCCTCCCTCGTATGTTTGTTTACAGTTTTTTGATCACATCCACAGCGTCTTCTACAGCTTTCAGGTACGAAGCGATCAGCGTGTTCACCACACTGTAGAAACTGACTTGCTCTGCTAATGTGTAGGAGAGATCTGCCAGTTGTTTCACCACTTCAGGAGAAGGGCGGTACTGCTCGTTGGTGTCTCGAATCCGTTTGATCAACGTACGCAGTTGTTGGTCTAACTCAGTGACGGTGTCAGCAAAGTCTTTTGGACTCTGACGGTCTGCGTTGCGTTTTAACGTCGTGCAGATGTCTTTGAGTTCTACCCAGTCGTTGTTGTTACGAATGACTTCACTGTAAGGACGTGTGGCTTTCGTGCCATTACGAAATACGTCTTTCAGTTTGTTCTGCAAGTCCTTTATTTCTTTTGGATGGTTTTGTGCACGTAAAACACTACTGCCTAATTTCTCAGGATTGTTCAATGCCTCCCCTACAAACTTCTGGAATGGCTCTAAGGTGTCATCCAAGATACTCATGGATAGCTCTTGAGCACGCAGGAGCAACTGACCGTAAGGGACTAAAGGAGCAGACAACCCTGCAGGGATCGGTAATTGCACTGGAGATAAGTCCACGTACTTGTGTTTCTGCACTTCACGTAAAGCCGGTACGAAGTCGATCGCGCCAACCGGTAGTATCAAACCACGTAACGAGTCAGCGATCTGATTACTGACAGAATCGACCATCGTACCCAGTTTTTCCACCATCCCAATGTTCGGTCGGTGAACCGCTAACGCTTCGAGGGCTAACACCTCATGCTGAAATTGTAAATCGTTTAAGTTTGCAAACATGGTACACACCGCCTTTTGGTCTGCTGGTTTTTATGAATTAACATAGAATTAAAAATTCCATACCCACTCATTTAATGTACTCAATTCTCAAAGGAAGCACACTGCGATGGCTTTAGCATTTAAAAACAGATTTCAACCTGCTCCTGATATTCGTCCTATGCCTAACTTAGGGTGTTTGCTCGACATCCCTACAGGCTCGTACCAACTCGGCTCGAAAGGAGAGATGGTACTCAACGGTGGTTTGGCACCGGTTACTGGAGTCGGTGGTCGTGGCAACGTCGGTAAGTCATTACTGGCACGGTCAATGAACCTCACTGTGATCGATCGGTATAGCCCTTCAGAAGCGATGCTGTACGACACCGAGATCTCTGCCAGTATGAACCGTACTCACCAGCTCGCTCGACGGTTTGAAAACTTACAAGGACACGACCTGCAAGCAGAAGATCGTTTCTTACTGACTGCAGGGGACGTGATGATTGGTGACAAGTGGTACGAAGAGATCCGGAAGTACGGAGAAGACAAACAAAACGCTCCTGCGAAAGAAGTCAAGTACACGACGCCGTTTGTGGACTCCAAAGGCGTTCCGTTTAAAACGTACTTCCCATCCAACGTAGAGATCGACTCCCTGTCACAGTTCACGACTTCTCAGATGGAAGAAATCCAAGAGAAAAACACCATCGGTACGTCAGGTCGAAATATGGAGTCGATGCGGGGGGCGATGAACAAATGGCAGATGCTGAACGAGCTGCCTGTACTCACCGCCTCTAGCGGGATTAACATGATCCTGACGGCTCACGTAGATGACAACATTCAGTTAGACCCATATGCTCCTGTACAGCAGAAGCTTGCGTTCTTAAAGTCCAGTTTGAAGTTTAAGAAAGTACCGAACAACTTTTTCTTTCTAACGAACAACCTCTGGTACGTGTACGGTACGTCACCGCTGAAAAACAAAACCACCAAAGCACCTGAGTTCCCACGGGACAAGTACGACGATAACCCCGATTCGACTGACTTACAGGAAATGACGATCCAGAATTTACGTGGGAAGTACGGTCCTACGGGTTCACCGTTTCATTTACTGGCCTCTCAGTCAGAAGGTATCCTGATCGGTCTGTCAGAGTTCTACTATATCAAGAACCACGACGCAGCCACCAGCGACACGTTCCGCTTTGGTTTGTCGGGACACGACAAGAGTTATAGTGTGGTCTTTCTGCCTGACGTGAAACTCCAACGGACTACGGTACGCGGAAAGATCGATGAAACCCCTGAGTTACGTCGTGCACTTCAGATCACCTCTGAGCTTGCGCAGATGCGTTACGTGGCGTTTGATCAATACCAAGACCTGTGGTGTCCTCCAGAAACACTGTACGCTGATTTACTGAAAATGGGCTACAAGTGGGAAGACTTACTACAGACCCGTGGATTCTGGACGTTTGAAGAACAGAATCATCCACAGCACTTTTTATCGACGTTAGACTTACTGCGTGTCAGAGCAGGTAAGTACAAACCGTACTGGATGTAACGACAGTGAACGAGGGAGTGCGCTCCCTCCTTCCTGTACGTCTTTTTTAGGAATAATAATAACATGGCAACAATGAAGCATAAAACCATTGCCGCACTCGGAGCCAAGACTCCGAAGTTTTCAGCGGCTTTACTGCAGAATTTCCACCACAGCGATCACGCGCTGGGCGATCCCCACAAAGAACTCCGTGAACTCAACCAGTGGCTGTCCTCTGAGCTGTGTCGGTTGTTTGGCGACACTGATTCTTTAGTCTACCGCATCGAACTGATCCACAACGTGACCTTCGAACAATGGTTTGATCGGTTCTCCGAAAACGTGTTATGGATCATAGCACGCAGTTACGGAGACGGCGTATGAGAGACGATGAAGTCAATTTCGATGCCGCCGAACGTCTGCACGCATTAAGTGACGTAGGGATTGACCCACTACGTATTGCAGTTGTAGGCTGTCGTCAGTACGACAACTACGATTTCTTCAGTGAACGATTCGTCCATTACGTCAACGAACTCAAAGAGCTCTACCCAGGACGTCCTTTTGAGTTCTACTCAGGCGGTGCTCCTGGAATCGATAGCATGATCGAAGACTACTGTGCAGATCACGGCTACACCTTTACAGCCATTGACGCCGACTGGGACAAACACGGTAAAGCGGCAGGCTTTATCCGTAACCAACAACTCGCAGAACGTGTAGGTGTGGTGTTGGTGTTCTGGGACGGTCAATCCACTGGCACGAAAGACATGCGTGATCGTTGTTTTGAACTGCGTCGTCGTGTACGGACGGTACGGATCGAAACGACTCCAAAACGGTACTATTCCAGACGTTTAAAAGCTGGCTTTAAAGAGAGAGGCTCCCATGACAGACTTCGAAGCGCGTAGAGAGAAATTCATTGCGGTCCTTGCAGAGTACTTCCCAAAGATCGAACAAGGGGAGCAAAACTTAAACGCGTACCTTCAAGAGCTTCGTAAACTTCCTGAAGAGAAATTTGAAGCCATGGTAGCGAGTATAGAACGAGGTAGAGACACCCCCACTGCGGTGCTCTCTGAGTTTATCCTTCCATTCTTCGTACCGAACCTCAAAGACTCGAAGATCCGCATGGACGGTTTACTGAAACTCGCTGATGAGCTTAACGTTCCTATCTACCAACGTGTGTGGACGACTGATGAGTCCACTGGACAGCGATACTTAACACCCATCAAGTACCCTGTACTCCCACTAGCGGTACGTCGTCAAGCACAGACGTTAGATGGAAAGCAAAGTATCCCAACGGATACCTCGGTGATCGATGACTTGACTGGACAGCCTACTGGGGACTCCAAAGGCTCAGCCATGACCTACACAGAGCTCCAGGTGTTCTACGCTCAAGGGTTAGAGAACACAATCATCGAAGCGATCAAAGTCCGTGGGGGTGACCAGAAGGCACTCAACGCATTTGAGCGTGAGATCATCGAACGTGGAGGTGCAAGCTTGCAACCTATCCTCGATGCAAACACGCACGTGAAATCCACTTTAAGTTTGAATGCGTACTTACGAGGTATGCACTTAAGTTCAAACTTACCTCACTCGTAGGAGTCTCCAGTGTCAGAACGTTTAGCTTCAGAATACTTAAAAGCCGTGGCACGAAACGCCAGTCTCTCTGCGCAGACCTTAGACGTTGTGCCTCCACCAGAAGGGTCTACTCGCCCAACAGAGATACGTAAGTCTGTTGACTCTGACGTCGTGTTACGTATCGAGTGGATACAAGGCGTGTGGAGTCTTCCTACGGTGTTACACAAAGACCACTTCCAGTTGGTCGTAAGGAAGATCAACGACCAAGACGCGTGGGACTGGGTGTTTAAACTCCACGCACAATCGCGTATCCAGTTAGAGATCTCTGATGTTCAGTGGAATACACTACAAGCCCACTTTGTTGCAGGCTTAGCTCCACATAGCCGCAGTGCAGGTGAACCTACAGGTGGCGTGTTGGATCAAGGGACGTTAAGCTCCTTACCGTCACGGGAGTACTTGACTGAGCTCTTTGCACAAAACCCATGGGCGTTGACGTTGTGTGCTTTGTCGTTAGGTCCACGTGTGGTCTTTACCGATGACTTGATGGAGACGTGATATGTTAAACCCTACCTCAGAAAGTCGGTACTTGATTCCGATCGATGCGCTTTTAGACACACGCATCGCTACGGTGTCTTTACTCTGTCCTGAAACCGCAGGGCGGCTACTGCGTACGACGTATTTCATTCGTGACAATGACGAGTTTCAAAGTCGTACGTTTCGTAAAGAAGACTACCGTGCGGCGTACCAAGCACGAAACGTCCAAACTTTACAAGCAAGTGGTCCTACAGCGTTTGCAGATTTCTTGTTTGAGGAGATCTGTTTAGAAACGTCTAAACGTGAGCAAACTGCTGGGGAGTATATCTACGACATCGACTTAAACGTCTGGCCTTACCGGCTTCAAGAAGACGAGAAAGACGAGTACGTGAAGATCCTTCAGGTGTTGTTTCCAAACGTACGTAAAGTCACTGTGGTGAACTACAGCCCACAGAAACTCGATCCAGTCTGTATTGCTTTACAGCACTACAACGTGGTGGTGTTGTACGACTACGCAGAGTGGTTGAAACTCCACTACCCCAAAGCGTTGGATGCAACGAAACTACAGCACGTGACGTTTATCGTTCCAAAGATACGTGACAACACCCAAGCGGTGCAGTTAGATCCAAACAACGAAGACGAGCAACTGTACGGAGAGTCAATCAAGATCTGGGGGTGTTTTGAGTTGATGCTCTGTGAGCACGCAGCATGGCGGTTTGAAGACGTAAAACACTTCTCACTGCTGATGGCTTCTCAGACGGCATAAAGAGAAGGGGGGTCACCCTTCTCTTTGCGCTTCCATCTGGTCCATAAACTCGTCGTGAGTCATTGCCGCTGGTGTGATGTCCATCTGCCCTGGCACCACCTCGATCTCTGGGAGTTGTGACTCATCGGCTTCAGCTTTTGAACGCACCCCAGCAGGGACGTAATCGGAGCCAGCAGCAAATGGGTTCCCTTTGGCTTCACGGCGAATCTGATCGACGATCCGTGCGGACTGTGCAGCGATCTCACGGTCGGCTTGAGCGTTCTGGTTATCCTGCTCCATCCGTTGTGTGGTTTGGACTTGTTTGTCGATTCCGTCTAAAAAGCCCGCCATCACTCGAAGCATTTTCGGGTCGTCAGGGAACTGACCTTCAGGAACGATATTATTGACCGCTTTCACCCGCATCTCACGGGTCCACTTCAGCAGTGCAGCTGGGTCTTGTGGAATCATCGTGGAACTCATAACCACACCTCACGAACAGAAATAAAAACAGACATATATTATTGTTTTGACAATAACAACGACAGTATAGGAAACTATATGATTCAGGCCGCTAAACGCTGGTGGTACAAGCGCAAGCTTACCGAGTTTCTCAACGAGCCGTACAAACGCTACTCTCTTCAAGGGATGCGTCAATGGCTTGCTCTATACAAAGACTTCCCTGTCAATGAGAACCACGACGCGTGTCGTGGTATTATGCTCATTACACGCACGTTAGATATTACACAACTCTTGGAAGAACTCGATCGATACCGTCTGTGGTTAGAACGTAACCCAGAACGATTCGTTCCAATGCTCACGTTAGACAGCGCTTTAACAGAGAAAAGTATGTATCAATATTTCTGTGCAGGACGCGTCTTACTGAATCGAACTGACGCACACCGGACACTCTGTGTGTTACTCGAAGAGATCTTCCGTCACTTACCGAACGAAGACGAGTACACGTTCCGTGCAGGCGCTGTACTCTGGCAAGACTTAAAACAGTACATCGATTGCATCGTGTACCGCACTTAAAATAAGAATCTGAAGAAGGAAGGTACAATGTCAAAAGACTCGAATATCAACCCGCTCTTACAAAGCTCCGATAAAGGCATGCGTGCTGCAAAAGGAGTACTTGCAAAATTAGCTCGTAAGCTTATGTTAGACTTAGGGACAACTCCCTCCGTGTATTTCAACTACATGAGAGACTACTTAAGCAATCCTGTCGTCGGGATTAACCAAACCACTAAGGATCGCTCCAGCGCACAGGGAAACCTCACGAAAGCGATTGCAAGAAACGACATGACGTGGAAGACGTTAGAGAAGATCTTGCTCTTACACAAAGTAGTGGATATGCGGATTACGTTAGAGATCCGCAGACACGGGGAGAAAAAGTGGACCAGTCACTCGTTGGAGTTTAAAGACTTCGGCGGAGGGTATGGAACAGAAACTGTGCGAGAAGAACCTGCGTACGTTCCAAAACACAGAGGGCCTGTGATTGACTACTACGTTACGTCACTGTCTACTAAAGATACGTATATCACCCAAGACTTGGATGACGTGGTGTCGAGACTTCGGTTAAATGCCACGGAAGTCGATGCGCTCTTAGGAGCAGGACAAGAGAACAAACCCTACACCAAAGGGTTGTACTCAGTACGGATTGAAGGGTTAGCGTCTTTACAGCAAAGTCAACAATGGCAAGAGCAGCTGGAACAGCTAGGACAAGCCACGGGAGTGATTGTATAGACAATTTAGCCACAAAGGTACGGTACGTATGGCAGATCTAAGTACAGCCATCCAAGGAGTGTTGGGTGGTTTTTTCCAAAGTGGACCAGACGACTCATTACTGACAGTAGACCCCTCTGGCGTCACCCCACAGGAGACGCTCTCGAAGATCAAAACCACGACGGGGGATGCCAGTAGTAGTTTACTGGATAAAGCCAAAGCGGGATTCTCTACGAGTGATCTGAACCTTAAAGACTTAAGTCGGATGGTGAAGATTGGCGAGAACGGTGTGGGGTTAAACACCTCTGAAGCGTTACGCGTCTTTGACCGGAGTCTAGGTACGAGTATCGGTGGGATTGAATCGGTCAGTGCAAAAGTCAAGTCAGACGCGATCAGTAGCGCGTTAAAGTTGGCTGGGTTTCCTGGCGTAGGGGAACTTGTTAACAAAGCAGGGCAGACGTACAGCGTGTGGGATACTGCACGTACCGACAATGCCATGGGGGTGTTTAAAGCCTTAGCGCGATTGACTGGGAATGACGCCTTAGGTGGTGTGGTCAGTGACATCGCAAAAGACTCTGCCTTCGGTGCATTACTGACCGAAGCGTTAGAGCTGGGCGTACCAGACGCCATCGATGAGATCATGAACCAAGTCAAAGACAAAGAGCTCGCAAAGCAACGTTTGATTGCTTCTCTGCAATCGATTGTTCTTCGCTGCGACTTAGCATCTTTACGAAAAGTAATAGAGTACATTGGCGCAGAAGCAGTCATCGCTAAAATGCCTGACGCGGTGATGTTTCTACTGGCTGGGTATCGGTTTCCTCCTCGTACGAAACCTGCCGACTACGCTGCACTCAAAGCGTACTTGGTGGAGACGTTAGGGTTGGTGCAACCCACGTGGACGCTGACTAAACGAAACGGTGTGGACGTTCCTGCGTTAGCTCCTTTCTCTAGGATCTCTCGTGACGCCAGTATTGTGTTGTTGTCACACACCACACCTGCGCTCAACGGGTTAGACCCTGAGTACTTAGTCCCAGTCCTTTGTGCAAAGAGCTACACCCTGCAAGACATTCAAATTTTAGGAAAGAAATTCTACCCTCAGTTAGTCCAATGGGGGTTGACACGGTAGCACAGGGGGCTTCGGCTCCCTGTATGCCGTTTAAACGCAACAGGAGAGCCTATGAGCGATTTTAGCATAGAAAAGCTATCAACGCCCACACAGAGCCTAAAGATCTCGTGTGGTGAGCTACACGTAGCGACATTTGAATACATTACCAACGCGGCACTCAAAACCCCCGGTGGTTACTTGGTGATTCTGAGATACCCGTACGACTACCAAGAGTACTGGCGTTTACTACCGCACTCCGCAGAGTTCGATCGTAAGAAATTCTTATTGTGGTATAGAGGGTACGTGGAGACACTGACTACCGCACTGATTGGGCATTTCGACTTCCGTCCTATTACGGTAGACGACTACCCGTGGCAGCCTTTCTCAGAAGGGTACTCTCTTTTGTGTAATCAAAACCCAGTAGGGTGTTTGCTCGACAACCGTCAGTACATTGCTGTGGTGCGTCAGCGAGCATAGAGAGAGGGGAGTCCCCTCTCTCTCTTTTTTTGGTTTACGGACGGTTGGTGTTCTCAGCAAAGAGTGACATCAGTTGTCCTGGGAAGGTTCCAAAGGCCCAGTTCGCAAAGTGCGCTTTGTTGAACCAACTGTTGTAGTTCAGTACTTGACGGTAGTAGTTACGTTTTAACCGACCAGACCACGCGTAGATTTGTTCTGATAGGCCCAAGCTACACAGTACAGCCATGTAGTTCGAGAATGCAGATTCATCCGCAGTAAACATCCGCTGTATACCACCTGGTGTGAACGGCTCCCATGGTTTAAACATCGTGGTCAGTGGCATGTGGATGATACTTGACATATCCACAAAACTTACCGTAATGTCAATCCCTAACGGTTTAGAGTCTTGTGTCCACCCTAAGTTGCCCGTCCCCCGACGGATGTCCAATGAGTCAATCATTCCTAATCTGAATTGATGTCTGCCTTTACAGAACAGCTCACACAAGAAAGGAGAAGTGAACGAACTTGGACCTGCGGATAACGGTAGTGCTCCTGCTAGTAAGAACGCTAACGGTACTAACAAGTCTTGGTATCGTGAAAGGTCGTTTCCATACGGTGTACGTAGCTCGATGGTGTACGTTGCTTTAGGTAAGTTTGCTGTAGATTGATCCCAGTGTTTAGGAATGTCTACCATGGCATTACCGGCCAATGACGCTAACCCGGAAATACTTAACGAGTCTGCCAAGCCAGCCACGACGTCAGTAACTGCTCCCACAATCCCTTTGACGGTAGTGGCGATAATGCCATCGTCTAAGTTACCGTTCGCAAACGTAAAGCGTGAGTTACGTGCACCTTGAGAAATACTGTTGATCGTACCGGAGATATCGGAGTCTTTCACCGTACTGGAGAAACTCTCACCGACTTCACCAGGGTCTGCAACCCGGAAGGTGATAAACTGAGCACCATCCCGCGCTTCTGCGATCAAGAAGTCTACAAGCCCTGGGTCTTCTTTTCCTTTCTGTCCGGTTGGATCAAAGTCTCCGTAATACGAGCTTACATCTTCGCTGGGTTCTGTGAAGACTTTGGTGGGAACCCCCTCAGTTGCTTTACCTGCGTCGTTGGGAACCTCAACGACTTTATCCCCCTCGGGTGCGGTACTTGACATTCCAAGGTATTTATCCAGATAATCCGCCAGACGGTTTCCTTCAGGAACGTCCGTTCGTTCTGTGTTTTGGTATTTCACAAAACGATCACGTAAGTCTTGTACGCTCCCCGCTTCTTCGCGCATCTTCGCGAGTGCTTTGTTTTGTTGATCCGCTAAACGTTGTGCTTTAGTCGCAATCCGGTAGATATCGATTCCACCGTCCGCGCGGAACGTATCCGGTAATAGAAAGTTACGATCAGCGATGTCCTGGGCGGTAAGTCCTATAGAGTCTTTCTGGTAATCCTCAAAGCCTTGGCCTTGGATAAACCCCATATTTGCAGCCATGTAGTTCGTGATCATCGTCACTGCGTTCCAGTACAAAGGCATGGTGGGTTTTAAGTAATAAAACTTCGTACTGGGTTTGTTCACTAAGAACTTAATGACCTGACCAATCAGAATCGGCGCTATAAAAGGTAAGGCTACCACGTAGCCTGCTAGTTTACCTAACGTGTAGAACAACCCAGTCCCTCGTCCTGTACGCGCCAAGCGTGACAGTTCAGGAGAGTAGAAGTTTCCAAAGAAACTCGTCCAGCTGTTGTACTGGGCTACACCAAACCGTAAATGGACGTGAATACTGTTATCGTCAATAACCTCTGAGTACCACCGGCCCATTGGTAAAGAAAGGTTCGTGTGGATTCGTTTCTCTGGAATGTCAGCAAAAGGTGTAAATTGATACGGGGAGTTAATCGCAAAGTTCCCACCGAGTGTCGTGTCTGTGAACTTCCGATAGCCGTTTGAATACGTACGACGTACTGCGTCTACCGCATCTATCCCCCGACGAGGCAAAAGAAAAGATTGACGCACCCAATTCGCGTCGCGTTTGAATTCCATGCTGGAAACCCCTGTGGTTTAAATTACACAGAATAGAGGGAGGGCCGAAGCCCTCCCTGCTAAACGTCCCGTGTGGTCTTCACAACCGGTTGTGGTGCTTTACTTGCAAACCGTTGCTGAGCTAAGTTGGTGTTGCTACTGGGCTCATCTGGTTTGGTTTGTACGGGCTCCTTGGGTTGGAATACCGAGAGTAGTTTTTCTATACGCTGAAGTGTGGACGCTGTAAGCTCGGTCGCTTCCGTTGTCCGTTTCGCGTAGTCTACCGTTTGTGCCATGGTTGTGTGTTGGAGTTGTTGGACGTGTCTGGCTTGCTGCTGGGTTTGTGCAGCTTGCGTCCGTTTCTCCTGAGCCATGCGTTGTACTGCGCTCAGTTGCTCTCCTGCGGCTACTGTAGTGGCTGGTGCTGCTGCGATTCCACGAGGGACAGCGTTAAACCCGCCACTGGCTGCAGAGGGTTGGACTTGCACCAATTCTGCTGTGCGTGGCGTGACGAGTTGTTTCGCAGCTTGATCGTAGATCCCCAAGCTTTGCAACCGTTTGACTTCTGCAGGAGTCGCTGGTGCATCCGCTGCAAAGCTTTGCTGCGCTGTTGCTATGAGTGTAGGTTGTCCTACCGCAGAGTCGTCAAAGAACGCAGGAACGTTTCCTTTGACTTTCTTGTCGATATACGCCAGTACCTCAGCCACACTACGATGACGATTCCCTTCCAAGAACACAGAAGGATTCGCACCCGCAGCTGCAGGTAGAACTTTTACACCATCTTCCATCGGAGAGCTATTGAGTAACTTACTCGCTCCGCCCACACCAAAGTGATGCGCTAAGTAGATATCGTTCAAAGATGCTTTACGTCCTATCTTCGACTCTAATTGAGCACGGTTCGCTTTGATGTATTCTGCTGCAAGCAGCGCTGAAGCTTTCGGGTCTGTGGGACTTGCGTCTTTTGGAATCCCGTACGTAGCAGCATGCTTCCCCAGCTGTTCCTTCCACGTCTGGTTAGTGAACTGGAATAAACCCGTTGCAGAGCTTTCTGGATTTCTCACCTTGGTTCTAAACGACGATTCAATCTTTGCAAACGTCTCTAGGATTCCCGGTTCAATCCCAGCGGCTTCTGCTGCGGCTTTGAGTAAAGCAGCGTAGGCTTCTGGCGTACCGTCTCCTTTGGGGTTCGGTAACTCCAGATACCCAGCACCACTACCTGCCATAAACGGAGCTATCGGTTGACCTGACTTCCCACTGCTTGGGAAGATCCCACTTTGTCCTAACCCTGCGGTATTCCCCGGTTTAAAGACATCAGGAACCCCACCGGTCGCTGTGTAGGTTGTCTTGAGTTTAACCTCACGGTCTCCCTTCAGGTTACTCGCACGTAAGCTTCCTGGTGTTTGATACACGACTTCTTCAGCATCTTTCTTCAGTGCTGCTAAGTGGACATCCACTGACGCTGCGTGTTCGTTCATCGCGTAACCTGGGAACGCTACAGCGTACACTGACCACACAGACGTAGGTTTCTTCTCCACCACAGTCGTAGAGGACGCAATCGCTTTGGCGATCTCGTGTAACCGTCCTTTACTAAACTTCGTAGACGCACTACGTGGTTCTGCGTTTTTGTCAATTCGCTTCACTGCGGCGATAAAGTTCAGTAACACCGGAGTAAACCGGTACTGGAACCAGTACAACCACTCGGTACGTTGGTCTGGGTTCTCCGTGTTTACCCCAAAGTGAGACGCGTACAGCATCAGGTAATGCATGGGGTCTTTGACCAACTCTGCTCTACCTGCTGCGTTGTACACCACTTGCTGTAAGACGTCAGACTCTAGCGCTAACACGCTGTTGACTTTCTCTACCTCTAACGTCACCAACCCGTACGTTTTCAGACGCACTGCCGCAAAGTCATCGATGTTGTTGTTGCGCTGTCCGAATTCATTCGTGAGTGTGTCTGTGAATTTGGTGTTCACAGAGTTCGGTAGGGTAGATGGTGTGACGTACTCCAGAGCTCCCGCTTTGTACGTTTTGAGGTTACTCTGTCTTCCCGGTTGTGGTGCACTGAACTCAGCCAGTTTCGCACTGCCTGCTGTAGGCATCCCGTCTTTCATTCCAGCGACAAACCCTAAAGACCCAGAGCCAGAGCCTTGAGCAGCTAAACGCTCTTTGGCTTTCTCACGTAAAGCATCGTCTCCAAAGAGTGCAGTGAGTGCTGTAAGTTCCTCTTTAACGACAGAGTCGCCCATCTCTGAGTCACTCTCACCATAAGGACCCGCAGCGACCGTGTATGGATACCCTGCTTCGTCTTTACGCCACGTGACTTTCTCCGCGTAAGGAACCTTGAAGGAATCTTTGAGTTTTCCGTCGAGGTCACTTAACGTCACCCCAGGTTGGAACTGAGGTACTAACGTCACCCACCGTAAGTACACAGGAGCAAAACGGTACTGGAACCAGTTGGCCCACGTCATCGTTTCTGTCTTGTCTTTCGTGTCGATCCCAAAGATATCCACGAGTTCTTTCCATGGAAGTTCTTTGTCTAACGACGCAGGACCCTTAGAAGAAAGGATCAAGTGAGGTCTGAGTTTCTCTTCTAACGCACGGATGTCTTCAAAGTCACCAATGGAGTTAGGGTCTCGTCCGTACTCTGCCGCGCGTAAGCGCTCTAATGGCTTCAGTTCGCCACGTAACGCACGATAGCCTTTATAAGCGCCATACCCTACAGCTCCAACAGCAAGGCTGCCTAGAACCACAGGAGACGTTAGGATCGATGCTGCTGCGCCTAAACCTAACGCGCCTAAGCCGAGTGCTCCCCGTGCTAGTAGTAATGCAGGCATGCCTACTGTCCACTTCGCTACACTAAGCGCACCGCGTCCTAAAGCTTTGGTCCCACCCCACGCCGCTTGACCTAAACGACCTAGCTTCGTTTTCGCACGAAGCTTTCCTTTTTTGTCCGCGCCTTCTGGTAACCCATCAGGAGTCAGTAAGTCTGCTGCTCCAGCTGCAGCTTGTGTGGCGAGTACAGTGTCGCGAATCGCTTTCACTCCTCCCCACATCGTCGTTAGTGTACTCACGACTTTTCCTACGGCAGTTGTGAACAACGTCCCTAACCCAGCAATCGCAAAGAGAATCTTCCCTAACCACGATGGATTGTCTTTGTCTCCTAAGACACGATCTTTCCACCCTGTCATTTTCCCTTTCGCTGCTTCTTTACGGTCACGGATAATGTCCACCCACGAGTTTTCCCGTTTGTCCTCTCCAGCAATGCGTTCTTTGAGTTTCTCAGAGAAGCTTTTCTTTTGAGCCTTCAGGTACTCTTTGTAACCGCCAGCAGAGTCGATGTCCTGTTTGATACTCTCCAGTTTTTCGATATACCCATCAGGTACACCGATTTTCTTGAGTTTATCCATGGTGTCATCGACTAAGGTGGAGATCTCTACGTCAGAGAGTTTACTTGCTGCTTTCTTTCCTGCGGCTTTGGCTTTTGCGAAGATACCCGCTGCACCATACCCACCTAAAGGAGCGTCTTCAAACTTAAACCCACGGATCAGTAAGTCATGGATACGCAGTAAGACGTCCAGTTGTTTGGACTGCAGATCTAACGTTTCAGAGTCGCCAGACTGACTCCCAAACGAGACACCGATGTTTCCTTTGACGCCAGAACCTACCCACCCTAACCCTTTCTTGAGTAAACCCCACGTTTTGACGTGCGCTTTCTTCGTAAGCTCCCATACTTTCTTACCAGCGGAAACCGCTAAGCCTACGCCTTTTTTCCCGATGGCGTATAAACGCTCCGCGGGTGTACGCAGTGGTTTACCGTCAGTCGTGACTAAGCCCGCTTGGAAGTCCTCTACGGAAAGCACCACTTTCCCAAAGTTATCCACCACAGGTCCTGTGATGTCTTTAAAGGAGTAAATAGTTTTCAGTGTCTGCTGGTCGTGGTAGTACCCTTTACGCATTAAGTTCGCGTAAAGACGCACGGTAGGTTCTTCCCCTTTGACACAGATGTCTTGGTGTGCGTGGTAAAACGCCCACGCTGACTTCAGACCGTTCTTTAACCACTCAGTAGGTTTAGTGACGCTTTTGAACATCGTTTTTACAAACGTAGCTCCAGGACCTGTAATCAGACCTCTGGCAAGATTTACTGCACGATCCAGTAAACTCTTCCCTTCGGACGTGAACGCGTTCTTCGCGTCTTCGGCAGATAACACTACTTTATCAAACCGATCGAGTACAACACCTTTGATGTCTTTTAACGAATAGATTGGTTCTCCTGTCTCGGCATCCTTGTACCAACCTAGCGCCATCTTCCATTTCTGTAAGATCGGCTCTTTCATCCCCGGTACGTACACGTCATCCGGCTGGTCTTTCTCTTTATCCTTTTTGGTTAAGAGATTCCATCCAAATTTTCCAGTGAACCATGCTCCTTTAAAGAGTTTGTTCCGAAGTCCAGCACCAAAGTTATACAGCCCTTTAGTGGCTCCCCATAACCCTTTCGCAGTACCTTTCAAACCACCACGGATGTTTCTTTCCAGATTCGACATCTGTGGACCAGACTCTCCACCCGTTACATTTCCGGTCAGTACCGTCATGCGTTCTGGTAAGCCTTGGATCAACTCCACGATCTGTTTTAACGACTCTGTTTGAGAGACTTGTAAGTCGCGAGTAGAAGACTCTTCTATCGCGTCTACGATCTGCTGTACAGCGTTATCGCTAAAAGCGTTCTGGTAGGGTTGGGTGGGTGTAGTAGCGCCGTAGATAGGCTCTGGGTTGCGTGTAAAGAACGGTTGAGTTTGCGCTTGCTGTGCTTGACGTACAGCAGCGACACTGGGTGTAATTGGAGCGCTAGTGGGAGGTACCGCACGAGGAGACCCGGAGATAAACTGAGTGAATTGATCAGTCACCGCATTTAAGTCGTAAGACTCATCGTCTCCGTTGCGTTTAATCAACCCAGTGTCACGCACTAAGTCTCTAAGTCCGGTGTTTGCGTAGATCTGAGTGTTCTTGAAATCCCCAGGTAGAGACTGCAATAACTCGTTGTACAAACGACTTGCACTGACTAACAGATCCCGTGTGGCTTTGTCGTCGTAATCAATCTTCCCATCGATCGTCCGTTTGAACTTAGACTCCACCAACCCACTAAATTTCTCTGCAGTCTTTTTCCCTAAAGAGCCTTCCAGTCTCCACGAGTCACTTAAAGTCTCTGGATCAAACAGTTTGTTACTCTGCGCTTGACGCACGAGTTCTGCTTGGACTTTCTTCCGCTCTTTCTCTGTCAGTTGTTTCTCTGGGTCTAGAGCATCCAGCAGAGAGTTGGTACGGCGATCCAACGTCCCTAACTGTGTCTCAGTAATTGCACGCTCACGGATCTTTGCGGTTAAGTCACGACGCGAGACAAACTCTGCAGTTTGGTGATTGTAACGCAATTCATCCACTGGCTGTCCGGTACGGAATGTTTCTAACGATTGCAGGATCTTCGCTAAGTAAGTCGGGATAACTTCGACGATACTGCTACGGACTAAGTTATCAAACACTGCAGGTTGGTTCAGTTGCGCTGTGTCCGTCTTGGCTAAGGCTTGGTAAGAACCATACCGTGGGATACTGTCTTTAAACAGATCTCCTACCCAGTTCACAAAGCTACCGAGCATCCCCTCGCGTTCCGTAAGCTGTTCGTCGTTCCGTGCAAACTTCTCCATCAACCCTTCGCGGTTGGACACCAAGTAACTTAACTTCGCTCCGTACTTGTCCAGTTTCTCATCCGCACCAGGAATCTTAGACGTGATCTTCTTGATTGCTTTGGCGGTTTTATTACCTAACATACTACCGACAAACATACCGCCCATCTGAGCAGCAGTGCTGGCTGAGCTCCCGCCCATCTCCTTTTGCATCTCAGCGCCATCGGTGATCGACTCTAACGCATCGCTGCCACCCCGTAACCCTTCCGCAAATGCGCTGCCTGACTCTTTGATCTTCCCACTGACGTTTTGTAAGAACCGACCAAAGAACTTCCGACGGTGCTCGTCAAACCCTTCGTACGCTTTGCCTAACAACCCTTCCTGTAAGGTTTGTTTGATCTGCTCAGAGGTGGTGATCTTTTGGATTTCTGGTAAACCTGTGTTCTTTAAAATCCCACGGAGTAAACTGACGTTCTCTGGGACGGCGCCTTTGTTTAATTCAAACAAGTCTTTGATGGCGTAGTACGTTCTGTACTGTAGCTCTAATGACTTTTGTTGGAACTTTACACCAATCGAGTTTTGATACCCAACTAAGTGGCCTATCCCTTCTGCTGTTTTGGCGAGTAGCTGACGCTGTGTATTGGCACGCTGCTCTTCTGCTAAGTCCCGTACGGTTTCACGGTCTGCTGAGTCTTGGTCTTTGACGTTTTGAATCTTCGTCTGCGCTGCAAAGATTTCCGCTAACCCTTTCGTAATTCCTTCTTCACGAAAGTCCGTTTGCTGCCTTTTATACTCTTCTTCTGACTCGAGTAATTTATCAAGTTTCTCACTTATCCCTTTGGGTAGGACGGGGGTCGCTAACGCTTTTACTCGCTTAAGCGCCCCTTTCAATCCTTTGACCGCTGGACGAAGCTCACGGTCTAAGTGATCGTACGTCCCTTGGGCGGCGTACGCCACGTCGTCTGCCACGTCGAGTGCGTCACTGTACCCACTTGGTAACGCTTTGCGTAACACCTGACGCATAAAACTTGGGTCGGTGACAGACGACTTCACACCACTTAAGAAATCTTTCGGTAAAGCAGCTACGATCTCTCGGTCACTCTTGGGTCGAAACGGATCATCCATGTCTCCGTCAAACCCAAAGTCGTCAATGTCAAAGTCATCGACGTTATCCAGTTTCTTTACCATCACAGTCTCCATCTCTTTCTTTTATAGAGGATTAACACAGAATGAGGCTTGAAACCCTTCCCTTTAATATAGGGATAGAACAACTCACCCCAGAGTCGGTGAAATACATGCGTCCTGTGCGTGTGTTAGATACCCACAACGCTGCGGGGACTGAGTACCATCCCGATGGCTTATTCTCACTGGTCACCTTTGGACGCCAAGGCTCTGAGGAGAGAGACTTAAAAGAAAGTTACATCGACCTCAAAACCACAGTGTTCCACCCAGAGATCTACATGGAGCTTATCAAGCTTCGTGCGTTTTATGCCCAAGTGATGGCAGGCAAAGCCTACGCTTTATGGGACGACGCTAGTAAAGACTTTGTAGCCTCTGACCCCTTAAACGGACAAACAGGCTATCAGTTCTTTATGGAACACTGGCAGAAAATCCAGTGGAACACGGAAGGTTCTGACATCCGTAAAGAACGTATTGCTGTGTTAGAGCGTTACAAAGCGAAATCGTTGATGCGGTATCACTTGGTGATTCCCGCTGGCTTACGAGACATCCACGAAGAGAAACCCGGTAAAACCACCGAAGATGAAATCAATGACCTCTACCGGAAACTCTTAGCCGCTACACTGTCTTTACAAGACACGAAAGAGTCGTCTACCTCTCCTTTATACGACAACGCACGGATTGCCATCCAGAAAACTGCTGTGGCTATTTATTTGTACATCAAACGGATGGTATCTGGAAAACGAGGCTGGTTGCAAGGGAAGTGGGGTGCGCGCAAAACCTTCCATGGCACACGGAACGTCATTACGCCAATGACACTGACGTCTGCTTTATTGGGCAGTCCCGATGCCCCTCGTGTGAATGACACAGAGATGGGGTTGTGGCAGTTCTCCCGTGGTGCGGTACTACATACGCTCCACTGTTTACAAACAGGGTGGCTGGGTAGAATCTTTGGTGGGGAAACGGATGTTTGGTTAACCAACAAGAAAACACTACAGAAAGAACTCGTGCAACTCGACTCTAAAACCATCGAAGACTTCACGACTCGTCCTGGGTTAGAGAAACTCATCAACCGGTTTGAAATCCATCGGCTGCGCAACCGTCCCGTGTATGTAGAGAACTACTACTTAGGGTTAGTGTATCGCACAGATCGGGTCTTTAAGTTCTTTGCTGATATTCGTGAGTTACCAGAAGGGTTCTCTAAAGAACACGTATACCCCATTACGTTAGGGGAACTACTGTACGTTTCTTTACTACCGAAGATCGATACATTAACGTGTTCAATCACGCGATATCCGATCACCGACGATGGTTCGGTATATCCTTCCTTTGTACGCGTGAGAACCACCAGCGAGTCTTTACGTTTAGTCCAACTCAACGAAGAATGGCAACCCACAGAGACTATAGCTCCACGTTATCCCGTTGTAGATGGGTCGCAAACGTGGATAGGAAGTTTGAAAGTTAACCCT